GTTGGAAGGAATCCGATCAGGACTCTACCACAAGTTCAGCGAAGGTCCTTTCGGTCATTCCACGGGTCTGGGCTGTCGTCGGTCGCGGCGGCTGCTTTCGCGCCGGCCGCCGCCAAGCGGTCCTGAGCCTCTCGGAGGTTCGCCAAATTGGCGTTGCGGTCCTCGCGGCTCAACAACCGCGGGGGGTCCGTATCGCTCCCCAAAGGTTCTTTATGGTTGTTTACGGATTGGGGGTGCGTTTGGTACCCCCCGCTCGGTGCATTTTGTACCCCCCGCTCGTGACCATTTGTACCCCCCGCTACTGCCCGGGGGGTGTGATTTGTACCCCCCGGGCCAGACGTCCATATGACCCCGGGCCCGTACTTGTGCAACGGCAGGATCGTGTACAAATTGGGGCGCCGATCAACCGGTATTCTGGTGTCCGGGGCGCCGTTCGGGACGACGTGCAGCAGCCCCACGTCTTGCATCTTCCGAATGAGTTTCTTCACCGTCTGATGGTGCATCTGGGTCTCATCAGCGATCAGCTGGTGAGACGGGTACGCGGTGGCGCTATCGCCGTTGACGTGGTTCGCGATGGACAACAGCACCAGGCGTTGCCCGTTGGCGGTGTGCCGGTCATTGTCGAGGACCCACGCCATAGCCTGAATACTCATTCCGCCACCACCACCGGCGCCGGCTGCGGTGTCAGCGGGTCAGGGATCGTGACCAGCGACGCGATAGCGACCGCCGCCAATACCATCCACAGGACCGTTGTCCACGTTCGGTCGGTCACTTTGCCAGCTCCACCGACGTGGTGAAATCGCGGATCGTGACCCGGTTCCCCCACCACGACTGCACGATTCGATCGATTGTCCCGTCGATGATGATCCACGCTCCGATCCCGCCGTCCATGTTCGGCATCGCTACCCGGGCAACCAGTTCATCAGAGGTAGCGCCGCGGGCTTTGACCCGCGCTGCACGAACCCATTGCCGGTCCGGCGAAATTTCGTAGCCCGGTGATGGGACCGTCGCGCAACACACCAACTGCGGGCGGTCCGGGCCGAACCGGGCGCGCATCGCCCGGTTCGGCATCAGGAACGTCACCTCCGTTTGTCCGGCGTCCATGCTGCATCGCCGCATGAAATTCGTTAGCGCCCGGTGTCGGGCCTCCTGGTCCTGTGTCCTCGGCGCAGCCATCAGACCAGTTCCCATCCCATGTCAGTGAGCGTGAACCGCGAACCGCGAGTCAACACGTCCTCGACCGATTCGACAGTCAGGCTGACGTGATCGGCGATCAGCTGCGCTTTGAGCGGCCGGCCGGCGCCGCGCATGTACTCCACCAGTTGATCGGTCAGGGACCCTTCCGTTGGCGGCGCCGGCGGTTCTGGCTGCCCAGCCAGCAGGCCGTCAGCCGGCTTGTCACCGGGTTGGGAATCATCCTCGACCGATTCCGGCTCGAGGACCTCGCTGTCGACGTAATCCACAGCGTCCACAGGTTTGCCCACACCCGCAGATGCCGCACCGTCGGGGTTCCTGCGGTCATCGATCGACGCCCGCAGGATGTTCTGGTTCAGCTTTGACAACAACGCCGGGTCAGCGTCAGCGTTGATGTCAGCAAACCCGTTGGGGTATTGATGATCCCCAGACGGGAATTTCAACCGGCGCAGCCAAGCATCGACCCGCCCCTGGGACGCCTCAGACAGTTTCGGGTACTCATCGCTGATCGTGCGCCACAACGCCGCTGAGGCGTCCACGTCGTTGGTGGCCCGGTACAGGTCCACCTCCACCGATTCGATGGTGTGGTCATCCCCGTCGAGTTCCTCCGGGGTGTAGCCCAACCCCATCATCACATCTTGAAACAGCATCCGGGACAGCGCTGTGAGCGCCCGGGCGTAACACATCGCCATTGGGTACTTCCGCCAGTTGTCCTTCTGCAAAAGTTCAGCCCGGCGGGCGTCATCGATGGTGAATGACACGTCGCTGACTTCGCCGGTGTCGCGGCGGGTCCCGACGATCAGGCAACCGTGAGATGTAGCGCTGACCTTGAGGACGTGACCGGCCTGGCGGATCTTCGCTCCGATCGCTTCTGCCGCAAAGCTGGGCTTGCCGTCCACGACGTAGATCCATCGCATGGACACGGTCAATGGCCACCCCTGCTCGGCGCCGGTCAACCCGGCCAGGATGATGTCATTGGGTTTGCCCCGGTACGCCTTGGGTACCAGCGACGAGTTGGCGATGGCGTTAGCCATCTCTGCCAATTCACCGAATGATTGCGGCGGACGCTGCAACGGTGAACTGTTCGGGTTGTGGAACTTCACCATCTCCATGCCCGGCACGACCGCTGCGGGGTCCGTGGCCGCCGTTTCCGGGGTCGGGGGCAGTGTCGGTGCCGGTTCGGTGGTTGCGTCGATCTCCGGCGATCCTGCGGCGTTCACGGGTTCAGTCGTTGGTTCTGTGGTGGTCATGGTCATCACGCGCCCTTCAAGTCGAATTTGCGGTCAGTGACCATGGACGCTCCCGGAATGATCTGCAGCGAATCCAGGTAGACCAGTTCGCCGCCGGAAGTCCGGTCGGTGTACGCCGACAACGGCACCTCGCCTTTGACGTACTCGAATCGGTCAGGGTCCGTCGGCGGGACAGGTTCGTCCATCGTCCAATCGGTTCGGATCGGGATGGCCACCAACCGGTTCCCGACGCTGTTCGGTTCGGTGATCGGCCATCCAGGATCCGCGACCATGGCCTCGCCGGACTTGACCATTGCCGCCAGTTTGGATTTGGTGACCAGATGATGGGACTCGGTCCACGGCGTCGGATGTTCGACCCGGAGCTGCGCCGGGTGGGTCACCACCGTGGCGCCCTTGTCGTCTTCGGTGATCACCTGAAAAACGACTTTGGTGGATTGTCGGGCCGTCAACGTCGCATCGACCAGTTTCACCGTTGACGGGATCGCCCGCCGGCGCGCCGAATCGGTGACCGTTTCCCCGGCTGCTTCCCGGGCCTCGATCGTGTCCTCAGCGTCGCGGACCTGGGCACGATGCCATCCCATCAGCGTCGACTCCAAAGTAGCGATCTGATTATTCACCCCGGACACCATGTCTTCGCGGCGGTCGACCAGTTCCTTTATGCGCCGGTCGAAATGCTCGGCCAGCTGGTTGCGTTCCCGGGTCCGGTACTTCAACCACCGGGCGAACTTCTCGGCGGTTTCCTGGTCTGTGAGTTCGGGCAGTTCATCAGCGGTGAGCGGGTCGTCGCCGGCGTCCTGCATCAGTAGTTCTTCGAACGTTGCGTCATCCATTGTTGTTGTCCTTTGGGTTGGTTGGTTGTTGGTTGTTGGTTGGCTCCGGGGGTCGGAACCCGAACTCTTTTGGTACCTCGGAAACGTCGAGGCAAGTTTGCGCGCGGGTCGCGGCCACATACAACAGCCGGATCTCCTCGAGCGTGATCTCTTTGTCGGGGACCATCCCGAAGTCATGGTGCAGCCGGACCGACGGCCACTGCGCGCCCTTCACTTTGTGGGCGGTCGACGTGATCAGCGTGGCGTCGCTTTCATACGGTTGGTTCGCCATCGCCGCGATCGTTTCCCACCCGAATTTTTCGACCAGGTCCACCGACAAAGCCAACTCGAACCCCAAGGCGTCTTCCTCGACATAGTCCAGGACCTGCTGCCAAGACTGGAAGCACCCCAGGTCCGGGTGGTCAGACGATCCGAGCGCCATGAGCTCGCCGGCCGCCCGAGCGAACCGGACCATTTCCGCGGTGCCGCCCATCACGTGAGGGTCACCGCCGGCTTCCTTGTGGTCCAAGGCCACAGTCATCGCTCCAGCGTTGGTTCGGCACAGCACCGCGTCAGGCGCTCCGGGCGCCGGGCCTGTGCCGTGCACTGATCCGTTGGGGCCGGCGCCGATCAGGCGCAGGTTCGTCAACGCTGCCAGCTGGTAGTTCGCGACAGAAGCAATCGTTTCGCCGAACCTGAACGACTGGGTGATCTCACCGACCGGGATGGTCGGCGCTTCCTTGCGGATCCGGGCCAGCGCATCTATCGCCCCGGTGAACCCGTAGATCGCCTGGTTCGGGTCGCCGACCATGACCAGCTGACACGGCTGGGTCATGATCACCGACGCCATGACCGGGCTGACGTCCTGGGCTTCGTCAAACATCAGGGTGTCACAGTTCAAGGTCGGGGCGGACAGCTGCCATTCTTTCAAGTAGTAGGCGTGGTCATAGGGCAGCGTCCCGTTGGGGTCGGTGCCGTCCTCCCATACCGACTCAGCAAACGGGATCACATGGGAACACCACCAGGACCACGTCGCCGGGTCCAACGCCAGATCCACCAGCGGGGGGACATGCTCCGGGCCGATGTTCTGAGAATCAGACTGGCAGAACCGGCGGACCGTGGCCACCGCCTGACCGGCCACGAACCCGGGGGAATAGCCGCGTTGGGTGCCGTCGTCCAAAGTGACCCGCACGCTCTTCGCCCCCAAGCGTTGCCCGATCTTGTGTTGCGGCATCCGCGGGGAATCAAACCGGTCTTTGAACGGCATCCCATGAGTGCGGAACGCGAGACCGTGGACCGTTGACACGCGGGCGATGCCATCAAATTTCTGTTTGGCTTCGGTGACGATCTTCTTATTGAAGGCCGTGTAGATCACTTTGCCCGAAAGCTGTTCAGCGGCTTTGACCAGCGTCGACGTTTTCCCGGTGCCGGCCAACGCTTCCACAATCATGGAATCGCCGCCGGCGACAGTGTCGACAATGAACGATTGCTGATCAGTCAACGCGAAATGAGGTTCGGTCATTGGGAGCCCCCATCGGATACCATTGCCGGTGGCGGGGTCGACGTGGAGTAGTTGGGGTGTTGTCCTGATGGGTCACGGTCGGCCCCGTCCTCGCGTCCCAACGCTTCGATGACATCATCGAGATCGAATCGTCGGTGGCCTCCCGGCGTCAGAGAAGCAACCGGGATCCTGCCAGCCTTGGCCAAGCGCAGGATCGTCGCCCGGGACAGGCGCATCTCTTTCGCTAAACCGGTCGATGTGAGCAGATCATTGCCGGTTGTCACGGGGTCGTCCCCAATTCGTCGTTGACCGCCGCTGCCATCCGCAGGCCTTCGACGAAGTCGCCGGTACGAACGTCGACGATGATCAACACGTCGGCGTCGTCATGGTCAGCGATGTCAGCGGGCGAGTAGTACTCCTCGAACAGTTCCCACGCCGGGCCCTCATGAACAGGGATCGGGATCCGGATCCGGGCCCAGTGCGAGTTCTGGATATAGGCCAGTTCAGCAACGGTCTTCGCATAAGCGGTCGATCCGTGCATGAACCACATGCTGCGAAGCATTCGATGGGCGATCACGAACTGTCGGGTTGCGATCTCATCCAGACGATCTTCGGGGGTGAACTGCCGGACCGATTCATAGTCCAGCCCGTCGTTGTAGATCTCTTCGTACAGGCCAGCAACGTGGCCGGCGTCCAGGTTCATCCCGGCAGCGATGTCAGCCAGGCTGAACGTTTCGGGTTTAGGTAATGGCATGGCAGGGTCTCGTTTCGTAGTTGGTTGGTGTTGCCAACCACCACAATACACCCGAAACGTCCAAAGTGTCCAATACGTCCAATGTGTCCACGCAAAGTGACCGGAGTACTGACCGCGCAAGCATGGATACATCGACGGTAGAAATTCCACAGCGAATGTTGCACTATGGTCCCGACCCATGGATCTGACCCGAGTACTCCACATGAGACACATCGGGGAACCCGTCCCCAAAGACCGCCCCCGCTTCAACCGCAAAACCGGGAACGTCTACACCCCAAAACCCACCGTCGACGCTGAGAAGGCCTGGCGCTCATCGATGCGGGAACAATGGGACCGACCCCACCCCATCGACCAAGAAGGGATCGTTGTCAGCCTCGCGTTCCATCTCGGCACGCACCGCCGGCGCAGCGACATCGACAACCTGATCAAACTGGTGTTGGACGCCGGCAACAAGATCATCTGGGCTGACGACTGGCTCGTGACCGGGTTCCACCGGGTGGCCCGCACCCGCGACAACATCAACCCGTGCACCGACCTCTCGGTCTACATCCCGAAAGGTTGGTCCTGAGCGACCGCCGCGGCCATGAGGCGATCACGTCGGATGCGCGCCGCGTATTGATTCACCGTGACCAACTCAGAAAACCCGAACCCGTCCACCCACACGCCCGGACGATCTGACCAGAACCGTCGCCAACAGTTCACCAACGAATTCGGCTGAACAAGCACCCGCAAGGCAGGCACCGGACTGAATGTTTTCTCGGTCACCGGCACGCATGGGACCATGACACATCGCCCAGTCATTTCTTAGACCACGTTCTCCTGGTGGTAGGTGGCCAGCGCAGCGAACCGCCGGCGGATCCTGGCCGACAACCGGTCGGTCTGTTCTTGGTTGCCTTCGGCGATCGCCGTTGCCAGAAGATCGGATTCGGTGACCCCCAACCGGTACGACATTTGGAGCACGTCGTACACGCTCGCCGGCACAGCGACCTGAGCGGCGCCCAACGCCGCTCCCAAACCGGGAACCCCCGAAGAAACCGGTGGGCGTGCAGGCCTCGGCGCTCCGCGTTGGATGTGGCTACGGAACGACGCTCCAGGGCACGCCGTCGACCCGACATCGCCATGACCGATGATGCAGTTCCCCGGGCACGCCGACACCGCGACGCCGCCCAGCCACACCATCACCCGGTGCAAAGTCTCCTTCGCCGCGACAGTGAGCTCCTGACCGGTGACCGACGTGTCCCCCGGATACACAATCGAGACAGTGGTGCTGTTCGCCGGGGTGTTCGCCCCGTTCTGATATTCGGCGCCGCGAAGATCCCAGAACCCGCCCCAAGGATCCAACCCCAAGTTGTACAGAACGTCGGTGCCGTTGAATTGCGGGGTCGTGTGCAACGCCTGAACCCGACGCCACAACGCCGGCATGTCACCGCTTGATGATGGCCACCAGCGGCGATCGCCGAAGTGGTGGCCGACAAGGTGCCGGTTGTTGGCAGGGTTGTCCACGGGTCGTTGCCGCCTCGACGGTCGGGCGTGCCAGTCGTCGCGAGTCATCTGAATCAGCGGCGCGTAACCATCGGGCATTGCAAGAGTGCGGGGCATGGGATCAGTCCTTCTTTCGGATCATCCCTTCGAACCACTCGGGGATGTCTCCGGCAAGAGTACCCAAACCGATGCCCACAAGCAGATCGTCGTGAGGGAACGACGAACTGGTCAGGAACCGTCCGACGATCAGCGTCATCACGATCACAAAAATCATGATGTTCAGCAGGTTCGCGTTCCCGGGTCTTATTTCTGTCATCGTTTTTTCTTCCAATTTTTGAGACCGAACCCGACGCCGAACCCCACCGCTATTGGGGCGACACCCAGGATCAATCCCAATGTGCTTGTTGCTATCAATGCCATTATTGTTTCACCCCCTCCGACGATGCTTTGTCGAGCGGACCGATACCCGTTGGCATGTCCGGGTCGAGATCGAGCAGATCGTCGATTGCTGACCAATACTCTGACTCGTCGGTGTAGACGACTGCCCCATCCGGTGGCGGCGCGGCGTGCTCTCCTGGCCCGCCGGAACTGAACCCGGACCCGTCCGCGGCGTGGTGAATCCACCACACAATGCAGGTCATACAATCACCGGCCTTTTCGGGATAGTCAGAATCGATGCCATGGGCTCCGCTATAGCGACCGAAGCGAACGGGGCGCCGCCGGCGCCGCCGGCGACGGCTCTGGCCCGATAGCGAACTTGCGCTTCGATCGATTCGTTCTTATTGACAGGACCGCACCAGGTAGCCGCGCCGATGTACTGGGACTGGGTTCTTAGCGGCGTGGTGTTTCGTTCGTCAAAGTTCGCTCGGCCTGCAGAAAAGTTCGTGAACGCTGTTGACCCGTTGACCACTACCCGATAGTCAGCAATCAACGCCAGCCACGTGTTGCGTTGGCGCATCAGAGCCCACCCGAAAGACCAGTCCACGTCGGCGATGGCATCGCAGTCAGCGGTCATCGCCGTGATCGTTCTCCAAGTTCCGGCGATGTCTTGGAGCGCTCCGCCCGGCGGCAACGTCTGAGAGCCGTACACCCGGATTTGGTTCCGGGCGCAGCCCGGTTCGCAGAACCGGAGAATGACACCAACAACACCGTCTTCGCATACCAGCTGAAACAGGGCGCCGTCATCTGGTGCTTGTTGTTGGGGTACAGACCCGCAAAGAACTCCGGGCGTGATGGGATTGTTCCCGCAGTTCGGGCACGGCGCGGCCAACGATTCAGCGACCATCAGAACCCCGTCGGCGTATTCCACACGACCTGTTGCTGGGTGGATTCCCAACCATCAAAACAGATCGTGAAGTTACCGAGTTGGCTTTGCCCATTCACGCTTCCCGGTTCCACAGTGGTGGATTGCACCCAGGACAGGGCGGTGGTCATCGTCACAGACTGGAATGCCGGCACAATGAAGCACGGCCCGCGGATTTCGCGTGACTCGACGTGGGTCCCTACCCTGCTTGTCAGGATCCGGCAGTTCGGGTCCATCACCGCGAAGTCATTGAGCGAGAACCCAGCAGACGTCGAAACGGTGTTGTTCGCTGTCAAGATGTACGGAAACGCTGAGGCTTCCCATTCTGCTTCTTTGATATTGATTGATGCTCGCAACACCAGGGGGTAGCACTGCGCTTCGATCGTGATCGTTTCCGTTTTGATCGGGATCGTACCCTCCTTCAATTCCACGGTCTGAGTTGCCCCGCCAGGGCTGCACAGACACACCGGCCGCGGCGCACGGTCCGCCCACAAGCACCAGGTCCCGTCCGGTTGCCGGAACCGGTACAGGCCGTGCTGGCATGCAATCCGCTGGTTGGTCGTCTGGTCGAAAGCGCTTGGCGGGCCGTTGCTGGCCAACCCGCCGCCGGCATCGTCAGGTAGGTACGTGGCGAAATGATCGCAGATCGCTACGTCCAGGCCTGCTTCGCTGTAGTCCAGGCACCCGTCAGCGCCGGTAGTCGGAGGCTTCTCCCGGAGGACACCGTCATCGCACAGCCGCACGAACGCAGTCGTTGTGTCAGCCGCGTCGCCAGGTTTAAGCCCGATCGTCGCTGATTCTTGCAAAGGGAAAACGGCCATGAGGATCTAAGTATTGCCCACCGGCGTTACGGGGTGATTCTGGGCGGCCCGAGAACAGGGGACATCACCCGCATCTCGCAAGCGACTTCGGCGAACACCATCCCAGCAACGCGCATCCACCCATCCACCCGCCCGCACCAGGTCTCCACGTCGACGTTGACGTGCAACCCCGGCCGGATCTCATTCAGGTCGAGCGGGAACCGGCACAAGCTCGCTGTCTTAGCGTCGCCACCAGTCAAGAAATCGCCGGCGCAATCCCCGGTCGATGATCGCAACGCGACACCATCAGCCTCGACCTGGGTGTCAACGTCGGAAACAATCGGGTCCCCATCAGACGAAGCGATCCATTCGATCAGCCCGCCGCACTCCGGGAGCACCGCGTCTTTCGTGTCTATCGGGAACGACCCGAGGCGTTGACCTCCTCCGCCGGCCGGGTCATACGGCACCCCGGTCAGTGTCCGGGCGGCGAACAGATCCTGGACCAAACCCAAAGACCGGCCGTCATCAGACCACGCCTGATTCGTGAGCGTCACGTCAGCCCGACCGTAATCATGCGGGCCGATCCACATTTCGTCGCCGATCACGAACCCTCGCACCAGCCCATCAAGCTGCTTCATTGCAGCCGAAATGTACCCGCCGATCTCATCAGGCGAACCCGCAGACACGCCCGCATCGTTGACGTTGAAAGTCTCAATGCCGGTCGGGTCGCATGCGCCGGCAGCCTCCATCAGCAAAAGGAACTGCTGGGCGGCGTCGCGGGACCCGGTGATCAACGTCCGGAGCAACCGCAGTTGATAGCGGGCCCACAAGGACCGGTCCGATGCTGTCGCGTCGATCTTGCCGGGTTTCGAAGCGTCCCACTTCGTGAGCGGCCCCGCGTACAGGTCTTCCCCGCCGACGGTGACCACGAGCTCATCCCGGCCGACGACCGGAGACGCAGGGCAGCACCCCCACCCCAAACCTTCATAGTTCAGGTTCGCTTCGGCTACGCCGTCCTCGACCCATTCCCACGTCGTCGATCGGCCCTCTCCTGGCAGCAACGTTTCATCGCCCGTGAACCGGTTCACGATCCGCACCTCGGCACCGCTCACGTGGAGTACTCCGGAGCGAGCCACGCCTCCATGGTCAAATCAGTCAATTCGCGGAACGGCCGCGGGTCGCATGACGTTTGAATCGCTATCCAATACTGGTCGCCGCAAGTCATCGCACCGCAAGACTCGACGCTCAGAGCCCCAGTCCTGCATTCGCCGGTGACGCACCTCGAGCGGACCGTCCCTTCCCGGCCGTCCCAGGTCAACACTTCATAGCTATCGAGCCGTGGGATCTCCAACGCGTGAACCGGTTTCACATTGCAGTAGAACGCGTTCCCAGCAACGGTCATAGGGTCCGGGATCCCCGGTGACGCCTTCCACACCAAGACCCGCACATTGTCCACCGGGTCCTGACCGTTACGCAGTTCAACAATTGGGACCGCAACAATCGACGCCGGCAGCGACGGCGTCAACAGGCTCATCGTCCGCCACGATGCCGGCTGTCGGAACCCGCCGCGTGACTGGATCCGGCCGCCGCGCCGCACCCGGGCCCGGGCCGGGGAACACGCCCCAGTCGGATGGTTCCCGGCACACACGGTGCACGCCGGATCGGTGATGATGATCCGACCGACGTGGCAACCCGGAGGCGGACCATCTTTGCAGTCAGTGACAACGCTTTCTTCGAGCAGCGGCAAGTCCATCTGGGTGAGTTCCCCAACCCGGATCGGGTTCCCGTGGGTCTGACCGGACCGCACCGAAAACCGGATCACGATCCGCCGACTGAAACAGTTCGGGATCACCCGATCAGTGAGCGCGTCGATCGACTCGAACCGTACGCCGGCGAGATCACGGACGCCGTCGTCATACATCATCCGGGCCGGCGGCGGATCTCCCAACGGCGCCGCAATGTAGTGGTCATCGTCGCCGAGCGTCAGAACCGGCCGGGCCGGGTCCAGCGCGGGTGCCGCCGCTGGGGTGGTGTCCTCGCAAGGGCAATGCCCCAACCCGCGCAACCGGAAATCGTTGCACCGCAAGCACTCAGACCGGTACACCCGGTTCGCCCAATTGAGCCACGCTTCCAACCCGCGTTCAGACGTAGCGAACACGGTCCCTGTCTGAGTGAGGTATGGCCGCAGTGGCGTGTCGGCCTCAGCGATCCGGGAAGACGCCCCGTATTCGAGGATGGTCCCGAGGCCATCGTTCGGGTTGTACGCATCCGGGAGAAACCCGAGCGCTTCCCACGTCGCCGGGTTCATCGGGTCCACCCACGGCGCTCCGTCACTCAGCGGCGTGTCATAGGCACCGGTGTTGTAGGTCCAGCACCCGCACCCGGTCGGGCAGTTCGATCTGATCCGAACATGGTTTGGCAGCAAGTTCTTGATGTAGGTGCATGTGCGCGCCCGGTTCAATACCTCGGTGCACACCCCGGAGCACTGGTCATGCATCTGCAGGTACCCGTGGAAGTTACGCATTTCGAGCTCTCGCTATCTGGCGGCGGACAGCTGCGCCGACCTGGGTCCCCCACAACGGGGCCGGCCCGGCCGGCGGCGGGCCGGTCACGTTCACGATCACGTCGCCGATCGACTGGTCAACACTCGACGGTTCACCGCTGCCGGCAGCAGCCGGTTCCGGCGGGGCGATCATCGCGGCGAGTTCCCGGAAGAACCCCCCGTCGTCGAATTTCGCGAGGAGCCCAGCGTTATGACGGAACGGTTGCCCAGCGTTCAAAGCGAGTTCTTCGTTGTTGTTTTCCGCCAGTCGGAACACGGACCCGCCCGGTCGGGGCTTCACGATGCCGCCCAACGCCAACCCCGGGATGCGACTGGCCAAACCGCCGATGCCGTCAACAACTCCGGACACTGACGGGATCCGCCCAATGGCCGATATCAAAGATTCGACGGCGCCGATCGCTGATTGGATCGGACTTGTCAGCGTGCTGACCGCTGACGCTACAGACCCGAACACGCTGGAAGCGATCGACCCGAGAGTCGAGAACGGCGGCCCGGTGAACACGCTGGTCACGGCGCTGATAGCTGACGTGACCCCGGACCGCAGAATCCCCAACGCAGCCGATGTCGCCGAGTTCACCGTCGACCACGCCGAACTGACCGCAGAAGTCACCGTTGAAAATGCGGACGTGATCGTTGATGTCAGCGCTGACAACGCTGCGCTCACCGCTCCGGTAACAGCGGACCACGCCGCTGAGGTAGCACCGGTCACTGCGGACCACGCCGAACTGACCGTGGATGTCACCGCCGACAACGCTGCGGAGATTGTGGACGTCACCGATGACCACGCAGCCGATGTCGCTCCGGTCACCGCTGACCACCCCGCCGAAATAGCGCCGGTCACGCCGCTGATCCATCCGGAAACGGTGCCGCTGATAGACGCCGTCGCTGATGACACCGTGCCGCTGATGGCCTCCCACACCCCGGAGAACAAGACGGCAAGCTCTCCGAACACCGGACCGAAAAGGTTACCCAGGATCTCAAACAGGCCAGTGATGCGGATGACCACGATGTCGATCAGACCGGTGATGATCCCCTGCAGCGAAGTCCACGCCCCGGAGAAGTCACCGGTGATGAGCTGCGCCACCAGGTTGATGACATCAATGATGACACCGAACGCCGGTCCGACCTGCTCGATCAGTATTCCGATGAACGGGATGACCACATCAGTGACCAGGAACTGCAGCGCCGCGGTGACCGCCTCAACGTCGAGACGTTGAAACGCCGCTGACACCTCCGCTATTGCCGCCTGCAACGCTGGAGCGACATCAGTGGCGAATGATTCCACGATGGTGCCCAGGACAGGCCCCAGAACCTCAGCGAATTGTGACAGGATCGGCCCGACAGACTCGAACGCCGTTTGGAACACCGCAGATATTTGCGGTCCGAGACCGGAAAGAGACTCAGCGAACGGGCTGAGTACTTCGCCGACGGCAGTGAACGCTGACGACAACCCGGCGCTGATCTGCGGTGCCACACTCAACGCCAAATCGAGGCCTGCAGCAACAAACGGTGTGATGGCCTCAGCGGCGCCGAGGAACGCTATCTGGGCTTGGGACTTGATCCTGTCGAACGTCCGGCCGAGGGTGTCGTCCATGACTTCATAGGCGGTGCCGGTAGCGCCGGCGGTCTCACCGAACTCATCCAGCACACCTTGAAAATCCTCAGCGTTCTTGCCGGTCAACGCCAGGATTGCCTGGCCAGCTTCGACCGACCCGAACAGTTCATTTGTGCCGACGCCGGCGTCAGCCGCGGCGGTCTCGAGGATGTCGAGCGCTCCGGCGAGGTCACCGCCGTTGGCGATGAACTGCGGGAACGTTTCACCCGATACTTCCTGAAACGCTTCATTGACTGATGAACCGGAGTCCTGCAGCTCAGCCAGCGCGCCTTTCAGCTGGGTGGTCGCCACCGACGTCGGTGTACCGAGCGATGTGATCTGGGCGAGCGCCGCGGCAACGTCATCGAACTCGACGCCCAACGACGACGCGATCGGGGCCACATCAAAGATGGTGGATGACAGCTGATTGAAGTCCGTTTTACCGAGCCTGACAGCGGTGAAAAGCGCGTCGCTCGCCTCAGCAGTCGACAAGACATCTGACCCGTAGGCGTTCGTGACCGACGTCAACCCGTCGACCGCGGTCTCGAGATCCGATACGCCGGCGATCGCCGCTTCGTTTGCCTGCCCCAAGAAATCGAAAACGCTGTCCGTCGGCACCCCGGCAGAAATGGCCTGATAGAGCGCCGGGAGCACATCGTTGGTGGTCAGCCCTGCCTCCAGGGCGAACGCTTTGATCTCATCACCGAGCGCGCCGATCCCGGCGTTATCGAGCCCGGGCAACAAGGTGGTCACTTCCGCCAACCCGGTCTCGAACGAAGCGAACGACGTGACCAGAGTCCCGGCAGTAGCGGCGAGGCCGGCCAACCCGGCGGCGGGTCCCGCTATCGGCAGAGACCCGAGGGCGCCGCCTAGGCCGGTGACTGATGTCCCGAGGCTGGCGATCTGGCCGGCGGCGTCCTGGATGCCGGCGGTGTTCACATCAACGTCGACGCTGACCCGTTGGCTCAGCCTCGATATCAGGCTTTCCGCTTCCCGCACGTCACCGGTCGCTACCTCGACCGCGACATCGACGGTGTCAGACAGACCGGCGATCAGACCTTCCGCCGCGGCGAGGTCCCCAACGCCGACTTCGACGCCGACGTCAACGGTGCCGCCCAGGTCAGCGATCAGACCTTCCGCAGCGGCAAGGTCACCAACGGCCACCTCCGGGCTGATGAGCGGGCTCAGCCCTTCAATGGCAGCGAGGTCAGACACCAACGAATCCAGGCCGGTGGAGTCAACGTCAATGCCGACGCTGACGGACCCGTTCAAGCTGGCGATCAGGCCTTCCAACGCCGTGAGCTCGTTAATGGCGCTGTCAGCTCTGATCTCGATTTCTACAACGCGGGGGGCCATGGGCTCTCATTGTTCCACGTCGCCGCGCAGGAACCGATGCCGGATCCGGCGGCGTTGCTCCAGGATGGACATGGACGCCAACGGGTTCACCAGTAGCGACACGGCAAAGTCCAAAGCGACCCACCGGCCGGTCCCCCACCGTTCGATCATCACGTCGTCATACCCCGCGGCGCGGGAATGAGCAACAAACGCGATGGTGTTTTCCGCCGCCACGGCGGCTACTGCAAAAAAGAATCAGGGTCCGTGAGGATCCGGTTCAGCATCCCGTTGATAGCGGACCGGGCGTCAGACGCTGTGACCCCGTCGCGTTCTTCTTTGGACTTCTGCAGCCACGCCAGCTGGTCCCGCCGGTACTTCGCGGACGTTTGAGGCCCGAAGATCTGATCGATCATTGCTGATACCTGAGCGAGACCGTCACCTGCCTGGGTGGCCTGAGCGGCCAGAATCAGGATGTCGCGAGTTTCGCTGTCGGCGAGGTCGAGACGGACTTCGTACCGTCCCCACGGGAAATTCAGGATTACCGGGTCCTGCTCGGTGGCGCCGGTTTCGTTCACCGGCGGCGGGACAGGGTCGCGCTGCTCCTGTCCTGGGACAGGCTCTGGTGGCCGCACTGACGGAGACACCGCCCGCATTGACGCCGGCAGCGGCGGATGCTCCGGTTCCGTGTTGGTGATGAACTCTTCGAAGTCGATCTCTTTGGGGGCGTTCGGGTCAGTTGTCATGGCGGCCACGTTACCCGTCGCGCCGGGGTCAACCGATGAGCGATTCGAGCTTCGCTCGGAACCCGGACCAGCCGCCGGTCTCCCACGTGCTGATCGTCCCGGTCAGCCTCGGTCGGGTGCACCGCCGGCCGGGCGGCGCGCACCGGGCGAAACACTGGCACCATTTGTCTTCGATGCCCATAGCGAACGCGTTCATTTCCCGGGACCGCCAGAACGCGTGCGACGTGGTGGTGTGATTCTGGTTGCCGGCGGTAGGGCAGTCATGCGGGTCCGATGGGTACAACGGCGGGACCTCCCCGCATTGCTGGCACTCCCCGAGGATTGAATGGTCACCGTCGCACTGCGGGACGGTCTGGTCCAGGATCGTGGGGGACCCGCACCGGCCGACCACGAAATCGAACTGGTTGAAACACATTGTCACGCACGCCGCCCGGTCGTACTCCATCCGGATACCGGACGGCGAAAACAGCATGAATGAGCACTGGCACGGCGGAAGGTTCGGCAAACCCGCAGAACCGCGCCCGTACCCGGTGTGGGATGCGTACCGGTGCTTCACCTTTGGGAGCCCGCACGCAACAGCGATCTGTTGGGCGGCGGTGAGCAGGCAGCACCCGGCGCGGAACGGTAGGTCAGCCAGCTTGTCCGGCATCACCTCGACCTGGTCTATGTCGATGAGCGTCACGTCAGAATCCCATTTCGTCCATGGATTGGTTCACGGCCTTATCCCACGTTTCCTGAGCGGTGACCTTGTTCCACCACCCGAGGTGAGGTTCCCTGTTGTCCCAGTACGTGCCGTAATCAAACTCGAGGACTCCGGCGCGGGTCGTTGATTCCAGCACGGCGAACAGGTTGGCCGGGCCGTCCACCAGGTCCACGCCCAGAGACAGCGCCCCGGTGTCGAATGGCATGTCCGGATCTTCACGGGCCATCTCAATGAAGATCTCGACGGCGCGAACCATGACCGCTTCAAGGTCCTCGAGCAGTTCGTCAGCCAGGTTCACTTCCCGGTCACCGGGTCAACGGTCACCACACCCCCACCACCGGCACCGGCTGTAAGCGGTTCTGCGGGCGGCACGGGCGGGTCGGGTGGAACGATGGGGCCGATGTCGTCGCACACCGGAGGAGGTGACCACGGCCCCCCAGCGGGAGTGTTCGGGGGGAACAACGGATCCGTGGCCGGGTTCCAGTTCGATTCGATGAACACCCGCCCGGTGTAGCGGGCCTCGTCCGGGTCAAGGATCCGGCTCGTGGACCCGCTCCGGTGGTACCGCATCACATGAGCCCCGACGCGGTCAATGTCGCGCTGATCGATCGTGTACGTCCGGACGCCGTCGTTGTAGCTGGTCACCTTCCCCTTGACTTTGCAAAAGCTGGACCCGTAGTGCTTGAGCACCTGGGACCACCACATCATGTCCCGCCACCGCAACACCACCGGCGGCGGCGCAGCCCCGTACCGCACAATCACAGACCACGTGCACGGCGACCCGTTGACCGCGTTCGGGTCCTGCAGCGGGTACATCCCCTGATGATTCACCAGCAGGTGATAGTCCTCGATCGACCAGCCGGACGTACCCACAGACACGCCGTTCACCCGGACGTCGATCAGTTCCAGGATCGGATACCCGACACCGCCGGACATCGGATCCCGCAGTTCCAAACCGTTGCGTTCGCACCCGCAGGAACACGGGCATCCGCACGGCTTACATGGCCGGAGTTGAGCGATGCAGCAACACCCCGGGTACCGGCGCGCCGTCTCATCGAACGCCATGTCGTTGGCCAGGTCAAGTTCGCATTGAAGCTGCTCAGCGGTGAACAGGTGAGCGCACGGATACAGGCCTTTACCGAAGTGCGGGTTTGGCCATGACCGGCACCCGGGCCCGCACGGCATCATCGGCGCGGTCAGAAGCGTTGACGCTCCGCCGGCAGGATCATCATCGGGTCCGGTTTCTTCATCCATCAGGTCCCCATCGTAAACCGGGCGCGACTCGGGGGGCCGACCGAAGCCGACCCCCCGAAGCCACTGCACTCTGGTGAATGGCCGATCCTATGCTGCGGCCCGTAGCAGCGGGCTCACCTCTGCGTCTTTGCTGCACGACGGGCACGAACACGCCAGCACACCCAACGCTTCGAGCTCTGCGGCCTGCTCATAGGTCACATACATTTCAGACCATGGGGTCGTCACGCCGGCGCCTCGAGGGTCGATCCCCCACGGGTCAGCGAAGTTCGCGTTCGTTTCTGATGTCGCGGTGAAGGTCCGGGGCTTGAACCCCTGACCGCGTTCGATGACCAGGCCGTTGGTCTTGAACCGCAAGCACCGCTGAATCAGTGCCACATAGGCAATGTCGGGGTGACGCTTTTTTCCGCACCATGCGTTGTGGAGCGTGATCAACCCCATCTTGTGCGGGCACGTCGCGTTCTCAACCGAGCACGAAGGGCACTTTGACACGTCCTGTTCGGTGGGCTCCCAACCCAAACAGGCGCCGGTCTCCGGGTCGATGATCTCCTGGGCCCAGCCCTGCAGCGCCCAGAACTTTGGCATCTCGGTGGCGCACGTGGTGATCTCGTTTTCCCACCCGGTCCGAACCGGGTCGGTCTCAACCTCATGGCACGGCTCACCGGTTTGGCCGCTCTCATCGGTGATGGTGGTGCCTTCCCGAAACAGTTCGGTCAGCTTCAGGTTGCTGATGCTGCAGTAGGCAAACGCCGGGTTGGTTGGGTCCACGATCCCGGTGCAATCTGTCGGGACCACGATGGTCCGGCAGATGTCATAGGCCGCATAGGAAATGTCTTCAGCCATGATCGGCCTCCTCAGTTGATTCGGTTTCTTCGGTGTTGCCGTCCATGGTCTCACTCTCATGGTCCGGTATCGATAGGACGATCATGGTGGCCAGTTCCCGGGTGGTGGTTTGCAAAGACCAGGTGAGCCCGTGGACGGCGGCCATCTCGACCAATCTGTCTCGTGTCAATGATTGGGTCAGCACGTCGACTGACGCGGTCTGGTCATCGGACATGACGACCCGAACGGATGGTCGACCGGCCGGCCCCGGCGTGATGCCGGCGGCTTTGGCTTCGGTTTCGTTCTGGGCGCGCTGATCCCGGTACTCGGTGGGTGTCATCTCGGCGCGTTCCCACCAAGGGATCACTACTCCGGCAGGCAGGCGGGTCATGGCTGCGGGAACGTCGACACGTCAGGCGTGTGGTTCACTCGGCGGGCGGGGACACAAAGCACACCATCCACCGAAACGTCGGCGGTCTCGATCCACTCCAGCTGATAGTTCCCTTCACACCGGCCGGCCGTGTTGATCTTGGTCCACTTGTCGTCGCCGATGTTGCGGCCCCACACGTCCCACGTCACGCAGTAGTAGGACCCCTGCGGCTGCAGAACGAAGACGCCTTCGTTGTTGTCTGGTCCCCCGGCCAGCGGCCTGGGGCTCACGTTGTGGCCAAGCGGGCACGTAGCGTACGTCAGAACCGGGCAGTCACGGTAGGTACCCAAAACCGACGGGTACACGCCTTCGTACTGGCTCAGCAGCCCGTCAGCGCCCAGGAGCAGCTTCCCGCCCTGAGCGACGCTGTTCGTCGACAACGAATCCGGGCCGACTCCCGACTCCATGCTCTCGGCTGGTGAACCGTCAGCGTTCTTGACGTTGATCGCAACGTCGACAACTTCGTACTCGTCCTTGTCGGGGCACATGATCCGGGTCGGTACTGCGATGCAACGCGATGCAATGAACACGTCTACTCCTTCTCTTCGGTCAGCGGGTCAGCGTCGAAAGCCGCGGCCGCTTCCTCTTTGGTTGCGAACAGGCCAGCCTCGACCAGGCCACCGATTGCTTCGTCTCGCGCTTCGGTCTCGGTCATCGGGCTGTGCTGCCCGTCGGCCATCAACGCTTCCTCAGCTTCGGCGATCAACTCATCCGGCGGCACCGACGGATCATCGACGACAGATACTGGTCCTCTGCCTCGCCGTTCAGCGTTGCGGGCCCGCGACGCTTCCACCTCGTCGTTGGTTAGTCGTCGTCTTGATTTCATGTGGTCTGCTCCACCCCGAAGTTGTGACCGGCTTCTATCAGTGCTTCGATCAGCCCGGATTCGTTGAGCTTCGATCGGTCGACGATCCGGTATTTCGTCGCGAGTTTCCGCAGCGTCGCCACAGTGACAGCCGCTGCTATCGCGGCCCGGTCCTGACTGAATACGGACAGGTCAACAATCGCTGCAGAGTCCGGGGCAGCGTTGAAAGTTTTGGCGATGTCAGCGGCCACGCCATCGCTCTCGACGTCTGCGACGGCGAGCGCAACCAAATCATCTGAGTCGATGGGGGCGAACCCGTCGAGCGGCAAGTCAGAAATCTCGATTGCGTGCTCGGTGATTCGCACGTACTGGGTCATGACTGGCCTCCAGTGACGATTGTGCGGGGGACCGTGACGAGCGCAGCTTGGGACCGTAGCCCTACATACGCTCGGGACCATGGCGTGTCCTGGGGGGCGCCTTCGCGGAGGCGGTGCCGGACCTGCACCCCGATGCTCGCCGAAGCGGGAATGTTGAGCAGATGCTGCGTGTCAACGCCGCCGTGCTCCCATTCGTACTGCAGAGGTTCGGTAGAGAGCGCCTCAGTGCGCTCGTCGCTGTACGGGTACGCCCGGTTCGTGTGCGTGGCCACGACAGTGCCGTTGACCAGATAGCGGGCGTCGATCAGGTGATAGATCCGAGTGTCACGGGCGTAGTGAAGCAGCGTCCCGAGGTCCGTGGTGGCCAGGCCGTCGGTGATGCAAGCGGCCGTGGTGAACGTTGCGATGGTGCGCCAGTCCACGATCGTGGTCCACGCTGCAGGGATTCGGGTCCCGGTGGTGATTCCCAGCCAGCCGGTCGGGTTCGACGAGTGAGTCCACGGGCCGGTGCAGGTCAGCATCGGCTGATGCCATGATTCGCCGGGGGCCAGAACGTACGGGTCGCATCCTTCGACGATCTCCTTGCACTGGACTTTGCCGTCGTCTGTGACGCACCACACGAGACGGGTCCGCGCTGCGGTCATCGGTCTACCCTCAGCGCAACGTTCGCCGTTGTCGCACTCTCAACGTTTGCCGTTGTCGCCCGCTTCACTGGTGTGCCTTCGCCCGATGCGGTCGTTGGTTCGCAGGTGGTGTTGTCGACGATCTGCTGCAGGAGAGCGTTGGTGGCGTCTTGCTTGTCGCACAGATCAGCCAGACCGGGATCGGGGGCGGCGCCTTTCGCGACCTGGGTTGGCTGCGGGTCGAGCGGCGCGGTGCAGTCAGCGGGGATCGGATCTCCTGACGACCGGAACTGGAACCGTCGGCACGAGCGACGGCCACCGGCGAACTCGGCGTCTGCGCCTTCGACGCCGTTGTTCCACGCTTCGGAGTATGCGGCTTCGCACCCGGCGACGTCATTCTGCTGGGTTGACGTGACGGTGGTGACGTTCCCTGCTGTGTTCACGGTGACGGTCCGAGTGTCGATGACGAACCGAAGCCCGCCAATCGTGTACGTGCAAAGCTGGAAATTCGACCCGATCTGGTTGTTGATCTGGTTCAGCAGCGCGGTGCCACTTTGCCCCATCGTGAACGATGCGGTGTGGCCGTCATCGGTGACGGTGATTGTGTCGGTCGCCCGGCCGAGCCAAGCGATCGCCGCTACCGACTGCAGGCAGCGGCCCTGCGGCGTCGGTGCCGTGTTCAGCTTCCCGGGCAGGAACGTGGGGCACTTGGATCCGCCGGGGTACACCGTTTGGCCGTTCTGGTCGATGCCCTGGACCCAGCAGACCGATTCGCCGTACCGGTCGTCTGACTGGTCGCAGATCCACCCGTCAGCGGTGTGCCATGTCGGTGTCACTACCGCCGGTGGTTCTTCGACGGCCGCTCCGGTGGCGCAGTCGCCGTAGTAGTTACCCTCGCCTAGTTCGTGGGGTACGACATCGTCGTTGTCGTCGAGCGTGTACGGCACGACCGTGCGGACACCATCGCAGTCTTCGATCGAGATGAACACGCCCCGAGTGATAACCGTGAATGCGGGGTTGCCGTCGCCGTCGAGCACCGGGTTGCCGTCGGCGTCGAGCGTCGGGCTGATCTCGCATACCGGGCCGATGTTCGTCGTGGGGCAATCTGGCACAGCGGCGAACTGTGGGTGCGCTGGCACTTCGCAGTTGCGGTACAGGCAGCCCTCGGGTCGACCCTCGATGGCGACGGTGGTTCCGTCTTCTTGTACGGCCTGCCACGTCTCGGTGATCGTCCCGTCAGGCTGCTTGGTGATGCACTGCCAGAACCGTTCGGGGGTGCCCGGCTGGATCGACAGTGGCAGGTAGATCACGCGACCGTCTCGGCGTCCGCCGATCGTCGTCGACTTGACCCGGATTGGGATGATGTCGCCCGGGCAGCAGTCCGCCCAGCCGAAGGCCCCCCATGGGGTGAGCGGGTTGCCGTCGGGCCCGGCGTTGCCGTACTCGTTGCCGTTCGCTTGGGTTTTGACTGTGGTGCTGCCCTTGGCTGCGGACAGGCACTTCGACAGCCAGCTATTGATGTGCGCCCACCGGTTCGAGTAAGCACTCGATGCGTCATAGCCGGGGACGGCATGGACCTGGACCAGACCGTTCGACATCGTCATTTCGAGCCGTATGTCGTCAGTCGGGATCGGGAGCGCACCGGGACCGATAGGGCGCGGTTCGCCGACGGTGTGATTGTCGAGAGTCAACACGTCGGACTGTCGGCACCACTCAACCCAATCAACGTTGGGCTGCGCCAAGATCGCGCACTTGAGGTCTTTGATCAGTTGAGCGAGATTCATGCTGATCCTTGCAGCTTGGGGACCCCGGACACCTTGCCCATTGAGATCATTCGTCCGATTCGTTGGCCGCGTTGATGGCCGCGACCAACTGAGAGCGGTTGCCGGTGGCCTTCACGTCCAGGCGCTTCGCTTCGGTGACCAGTTCGTCCTTCGGCATGTCCTCGGTAAACACACGACGGATCGAAGGGCCGAGTACAGGCGGGCCGAAGTCAACCGGGGCGCGATCTTCTGGCAACGGGACGTCCAGCGCTGCCAGTTCGTCGGCGTCGGTGATGACCTTCGCCCAAGTGCTGTATGCAGCAACCTCGGCGTCGAACTCGTCCGGTTCGACATCCATGAAGTTCGTTACGATCTCGTCGGCGGGTCGGCCCATGGCCTCGTATCCCCTTGGGAATTGGATAGCGATGGTGCTCATTGGGCACACTTCCTTTCACGGATAAATAGGATGACCATCGACGCCGCGTAGAACTCGACAGAAGAACCAGCGGTGAGGCTGTTGACTGTTATTTCCTGATCGACGGTGAACACGAAAGTGGAGCCGCCCGGCTGCGTCGAGGTGATCAGCATGTATGTCGGCGTCGATTCGGTGTCGCCCGATTCGAGATCGGGTGCGACCACCGTGTCGCCGTTGCCGTTCATCGGGGAGGCGGGAACACCGCCGCCAATCGAGTACACGGACCGGAAAGCGATGCGGCCGTTATCGGCACTTGATTTGGCACCGAAACCTCGTGCCCCGGGGTTCACGAAAGCGACGAAGCGGCCTCCGCACTTCGGGACCGTGAACGACCGTGTGAGCGTTTGCCCGATCAGTCCTTCGTCGCCGGGTCCGATCTCGATTACAGCAGTATTTGAGTTGGGGCCACCGTCGAAAGATGCGTTGTGGCACTCGTCGGTGACGACGCCTTTGACGCTCGTGAAGGTTCGCTTGATCGCCTTGTTGTCGGTCGTGCATTCGACAGTTGCGATTGCGTCGTCAGGCAGGCAGCCAGCCGACAGGACTGTCCCGTCTGGGTTGAGGATCGTGATGACCCGAGCGTCAGCGGGTGCGCCTTCTGCGCCAGTGCCGGTGTAGTCGAGACCTGCGATGGGGCCGACCGTGATCTGGACATCGTCCGAGATCGGGTTGCCATCAGCGTCCAACAGGTTGCATGCCTGAGCGAACGCGACGAACTGCGCCTTCGTGATCGGGTCACCAGCGGTGCCCGTCTGCGGGTAGACGTTCGTGGTCTTCGTTTGCGGTGGTTGTGGGCAGGCCGTCATGTCAGCATTCCTCTTCTTCGATGGGGACTTCGGTCCCGATTACTCCGGTGACCGATCCGGCCCCGTCAATGGTCACTGCTTCGCCGTTACCACAGAAGGTGGCCTCGCATCCCGGCTGCACATACTCGGTGTACTCGTTGCCGTCCACGCCGACCGTGGTCACGGCCACGGCCTGGTCCTCGACTTCGCAGTCAGGATCAACCGACGCTTTCACCGTGACACTGCACACGTTCTCCAGGATCAGTGGCGCGGTGCCGTCCATGACACCGTCGACAAGCGGTTTGGTGTTCCCGTCGAGTGGCACACCGACGATCTGGGTGGTCGCCGGTGGGCCGCCGATGTTGACGCCGCACGGTGCCAACACGTAATCGACTCCTTCGGTCAGACCTTCGATCGGACTGTCGATCGGCGTGAGTCCGCCGTTCTGAGTCCAGCTCCGCGGTTTGATCGTGCCGTCGCCGGCCATGACCACTTCGAACTCGCCGAGCTTGCAGGTGAAATACCCTTCGTTGTCGCCGCTGCCTGGGGTGAGGACTTGGACGCAGCGCCGGATCAGGTCGCAAACACCGAGCTGCGCGCCTTCGGGGATCGTGTCGGACTTGGTGAACCCGTCGTCTGACAGGTACCCGACCGGGATCATTGCGCCGTCTGGGCCCTTAATGAAGCAGACCGAGATCTGATCGCAACCGTTCAAACAGTAGTCCCGCAGCACGGGCGTGCTCTGCACGGTGACGTTGATGTCTCCCAGTTCGGCGATCGCTTCCGCGATGGCCTCACCGAGTCCTTCGATGTCGAAGTCAACTTCGATCGTGGTTGGTGGGCAGTAGAGGTCATCGGCCGCTGTCGGTTTGTTGACGCTCATTGCTTGTCCCCCTCTACCGCAGGAAGGGGGCACCCGCCCAGGATCGTCGGCGCAGCCGCAGCGAAACACGGGTTCCACACGCCAAGCGTGTGGATCTCCCACACCGCATCAACCATGTTGTCCAAAAGTTCAATGCTCGCCGCTGGGCTCACCAGGTTCGCGCGGTTCACCATTACGGGGTCAGACACGGCCGCAAGGATCGGGCCGGTAGCCCACGTGTACCCGTTGGCCACACCCGCCGCCGGCGGCGGGATCGCCTGCGGGGTCGCCTCAGGAGGGCACCCAGCAGTCAAACATTCAGCGGCCGGTACCACCGGATCTCCGTTGAAATCGACGCCAACACCGCCGTCCAGGTTCAGCCAATGCCCGGCAGCGTCAGACGGTCCGCCTTCGAGCTCGACCAGCCCGTTGCACTTCCGAAGCTTGTATACGCCGTGGCCAGGGACATGAGACACGCCGCGGCCGGCTTTGTTTTTGATGCGCCATGCGTCCATCCCGGCCAGCGCGTCGTCGATCTCGAGGTACCCGGAAGCCAGGTTCATCGCGTAGTCACGAATCGCAGGGCTTCGGGTGTAGTGCCCGGTGAACAGTTCCCGGGTCATCATGTCCGAAGCGCACCGCAACAACCGTTCGCGTGCTTCAACAGCCAACCCCTCCGGGGTGTTGCACGCCAGGTCGCCGGACGCCGGCACGTACCACGTGCCGGGCCGGAACTCCACGGTTACGGTCTTGATCGGGGCGGCGATCTTCGCTATCGGCCACGCCGGACCTTCAGCAGGTTGGACGCTGGGGTGCCATTGCACCAACCCCAGGTTGTTCCTGGTTCGGGCGGGGACTTTCACGCCGCCATCGTCGATGCACTCGACAACGGTTGGCCAACCGTTGATCGACTCGCAACATACGACGGTCAACCGGACGCCGTTGCGCCAGTTCCGGTTCGGGACCGCGTCGCCAGGGGTCGGCGCCCAAACGTACGGGTTGGCGCGCAAGGCGTTCGCGTTGGCCACCGCGGCGGCTTCGCGCTCCACGGCGTCTTCGATCTCGTTGACGCTGCGCAGCTGCGGGATCTGGTCCAGCCGGAACGTGGCGTCAGTGATCAGCGAAAACAGGCGGGAAAGTTTCCCGTCGCCGACCAGCTGCAGAGCGTGCATCAGTGCCTTTCAGGTTTGCGTGGTGAGCCCACATTCCCGAGAGCAGGCAACCATGGTGGTGGTTACCTGCCCTCGGGCTTATAGGCCGTGGTCACGGGGTATCAGGTCGGGCAGGTCGCCAATGGGGCCATACAACCAATACGGGCGCCGGTCCACATCAGGTTCTTCAGGTTGATGGTGAACGCCTTGTGGCAGCCGTCTTTCCCGAGACCCTCATGGGTTTCCTGGAACATCCCGAAGACCCAGTTGCTCTTCGCGTAGGCCGGGGTGACCTGAGCGCCGAACCCGATCGATGGGCGGCGCAGAGCAAAGAAGTCTGAGCGGTCATAGATCCGGATGCGGTAGTCGCACCCGAACTTCCACGCGGCGTATTCCGTCGCGTTCGCCGCGCCGAGGCCGCTGTTCTCTTCGGTGGGGAATGAAGGAGTCGGGAACGGCGACGTTTCATCGCTGGCCAGGTCCAGCATTGACTTGATGGTGAACGTTGCGTCACCCTCGAACGCTGATGTGAGCAGCGAAGCGAGTTCTTCGCGGCCTTCGTGGCACGCACGTCGGTTGTCCCAGCCGAGGATCTTGGCCATGCCGGCGGGGATAGCGACGGTGTAGTCGCCGGCGGTGGTCCGGTCGTTGAACTGACCGGAACACGTGAGCGTCTGCACGATCTCTTCGAGGACCGGGATAGCTCCGAGCTGTTCGCCGGCAGCGTTCGCGAACCCGCACGCCGGGTCGGCTACATCGATGTTGACCCAGTGGGAGAATGAATCGATCTGAGCGAGGCGGTACTTGTTCCGCTCACGGATGAACGCGGTTTGCAATGACCGGCGGGCGGCGCTGATCAACTGCTCGTTGCACGCCTCCAATTCTTCCGGCCATTCCATGCACGCAGCGATCGAAAGCATCCGAACCTTGGACTTCGGTACGCATCCGGGCACGTAGCACTGCTTCTGCAGCGCGAGCATCGCGGCGTGAAGTTCCGCCTTCGGTTCGCCGTCAGCAATCGACCCATACCAGGCGTCTCGAGCTTCGCAAAACTTTTTGCGGCGCTCGTCATCCCATACGGTCATGCCCTGGGTGACCAGCGGCAGTTCCCGGTAGTACTCGAGCTCGCACGTTGGAGCGGAGTACTCCTCGAATTCGTCGGCCAGCGGATCAAACATGGTCCGGCAATCCGGGATTTCGGTTCGCTGCGTTGGGACCACAGGGCAGTCACCGGTCGCTGACGCCTGGACACGGGCCCGGGCCCGGTCAGCGTTGGTGATGCCGTTGGCGTGGACGATCTGGCGGGACTGCGCCAGGTCGATGGTGTTGGCCGGGTTCACGCCGGGAGCGTCGATCCGGTACGAACCGAACTTCACGCCGGCCGGCATCAGCCCGCTGGACTGGTTCCCGGCGTTGTTCGACAGGTAGCTCGAGAACTGTTCAGCGATGTGGGCGTCGGTGATGTCCTGCCCGACGGTGATGTGTTCTTCCGCGCCGTTCGTGAACGCTGACGCGGCGACCATGCGGGCAGCGCGGCGTGGTTGCGCTGGGACCGGGGCCGGGGCCGGCCCGCCGCCACCGTTGGCGGGTGGGGCGCCGCTGATGAGAGATGCGGGGTCACGGTTGAACGTGGTGCCACCGGACCAGTTGACCGGGGCGCGTACCCCGTTGGCGAGCACTGCCACAGGCGTGACTACGCCGTCTTCGCCAACGACCAGGTCGATATCGACGCTGGTCACCGGCGGATCAGCTGGCGCGTTCGGGTCCGCGGGCGGGTCGGCTGGCGGAGCGTTCGGGTCCGCGGGCGGCGCCGGCGGAGAGTTGGCAGCGTTCGGGTCCGCGGGCGGGTCGGCTGGCGGAGCGTTCGGGTCCGCGGGCGGCGCCGGCGGCGGGTCGGCTGGCGGATCGGGCAAGGCGTTCATCCGGGCGATGCGCTTGTCGGCTGCCTCGCTCATCACCAGGTAGGGGATCAGCGCCTGTTCTGATGCGTCCATATCCGCATCCAAGCCCGTCGTCTGGGCCGTGGACAACAGCGTCTGAAACGCGGTGCGGGCTTCGGTCACCCGCGCCTGGAGCGCTGGTAGCTCAATGGTCGATGTTTCTGCTACCAGGGCGTCCATCTCGTGGACGGTGGCGCCTTCGGGTGCGGGGCCTTCAAACGGGACCAGGCTGGCCGGGCCGTCGGCAGTGTTGATGGTGTAGAGCACACCATCAATCAGGACATAGATCATGGGAGGATGCCTTTCAAATGTGGGATCGGTGGAACACGACCAACAGAAAAGACCGCCGTTTTGGGTTGGTTACCCGGACCGGGGAACCTGAAACGGGTTGTTCTGATGGTTACAGCGCACCGAACCGGCATCGCCAACGGCACCGAAGGTAGCACCCAGCCGCGCCGGTACCCCTATACCGGGGGTTATAATCTGGGCATATGGCAACCCTTGATGACCTCACCCCCCTCGCAGAAACTGTGTCCCGGCTCGAACCGGAACTCCACGCGGCGATCACGGCCCGTAACCAGATGATCGGTGAACTACTCGCCGACGGCGTATGCACCCAGCTTGAGATAGCAGAAGCGATCGGTGTGACCCAGCCAGCGGTGAACCGGATATGGCGCCGCGAGAAAATCGCTGCGCACTCCTAACCCGGTGGTACCGGACCCCACCGCAGACCAGTGAACCATCGGCCGTGATCATCGACCGCCGGCGGGACCTTCATCTCTCCGTCGGCCCACGGCGGTTCTGGCGGCATCATGTTGTCGCCTTGGAGCGACGGCACCCACCTGGTGACTTTGCCCCGCAGATCGCCAATCTGGCCGCCTGGAACTGACATCGGCTGATACCGCCGGCCCGGTGACCGCCGGTTCGGTCGGTACAACACCCTGGACAACGTGGTCCTGACCGACAGGTCCTGGTTGAACATCGCGAATTCGATGAGCCCGACAGCTACCCCCAACGATGACCACCGGACCGGTTCAGCGAACATGCCCACCCACCGGATCACCGAAGCGTGCACAACGTCGAGGGTCACCAGAATCGATTCGTCCATTGACGCGGTCAAACCCATGTTCTGCGTTTGGAGGTTCATCGCATAGGACGTCATTGCTTTGCGGTTCAATTCCGGATCCGGGGCGTACGCGCTGACTTCGCTCGCTGATCGGTGCACCAACGCCATCACCAGGTCGTTGGCCGCAGCTATAGACACCCGGTCTCCGGGCGTCACGTTCACAGACACCGCATGTGACAGCGGGTCATCCATTGGGACCCTCATCGTTGCGTCCGTCGTTTCGCTGCGCGGCGCTCCCGTTTCGTTGCAGCGGCAGCGCGGCGGTCCTCCGATGCTCTGGTGGACCGGGACGAACGGCGGGTATCAGCCGGTGATCCACCGTCTGATACCCGTATCAGGTTCCGGAGATGCCCGGCTATTTTGCGTTCGGCGGGGTCGTTCAAATAGACGGTGACGGTCCCGTCGTCGGCTGTTACCTGCCGGGCGGGGACGGTGATAGACCCGACTCGGGCCTCGATGGGTTCAGTTGTTGCCATCCCATCACGGTAGTTCAGACGCTGATCTGACGGGCGCGCGATCGGACCCGCTCCCGTTCCATTTCCTCCATGAGCGGAGCCATAGCGGCCCCCACGGCTTCGGTGAGAGTTTTCGCCATCGCGTCAGCGGTGACCGAAACGGGGGCATCGCCGCCGACGTTGGTGGTGCATCCGCCAGCGCACGCCTGAACAGCGCCGTGGCCGGCGCCGGCGTTGATCAACGTTTGTGCCTGTTCGGGGGTCATTCCTGTGGGGATCTGAAGCTGCATTGCAGTGCCTTTCGTTGGGGCATAGGTAGCGTTGGCCATCACCACGATACGTGATGTGGCCTGAACGATCTGGCCGGATGCGTCGCGGACCACGTCGTATCCGGACCGGCGAAGGATCCCGAAGAACTCATCATTGGTGTTCTGTGCGGGTTCGGGTTTGATTCCGTGAGGTAGCCCACCACGGTTCACCAGGACAGGTCCCAGCGGTTCTACATCTCCGAGTTCAGGGACCCACCGCCAGTCGCCGGACAGGACACCACCGCGGAGCCGTTCAACTCGTTGGTTGGTGACTCCGGGCAGGATCGCTCCGAGGTACCAAGCGACCTGTGGGCGTTCACCGGCGGCCGCTGGGCGCCATCCGCCGCCGGCAGCCTGGACCATTTCCATGATCCGGCCGCGGGACCCGGCGCGGCGCGGGTCGTTGTAGTGGCGCATCGCCGCGTAGATGTCCTCGTCCATGGCGTGGCCGTCCCACACTGGAAGGAACCCGGAGGGGATCTCCAGGTGTTTCCCGTCCGGTCCGGCCGCGATCGTGGCGCCCTGGTGAAACGCCTGGTTATCGGTCTTGGATGGCGGCGGAATCCAGCACCCGGTAGCGCAGTCGTCGCAGTCGCAGTTATCGCCGTGCGGGCTCGAGTTGTGGCATTGATCAAATTCCCAGGCGACGATTGCAACGCGGCCTTGCCCGTCGATGTACGGCGGGGATGTGGTGGTCCGACCGGCTGGGACGTTCAGGAGCCATTCTGCCGGCGGGTGATCACCGAACGGTGTCGGGTAGATGTCCTCTGGTTGCCCGGGGGTGAACACCCCGGGCACTTCTCGCGCTCCTGGGGGTAGAACCAAACCGGTGGTTGTCATGGTGTGATTATGTCATCACCCCGCCGCGGGGTTCAGGCCTGCATCGCCGCCCGGGCAGCGAGCACAGCGTCAGCCAGCAGGTTCTTGTTGGCGTGGTCCTCGGTGTCTACGGCCAGGCCCTGTTCGGTGATGTACTGCTCGAGTTCGGTGCGGGAACCGCGTTTCATCACCGATTCGGTCGGGGTCTTGCCGTCATAGGCCGCCCCGGATCCCGGCGCCGGCTCCGGTTCGGCCGTGCCGCCGCCGATGGGCAGGCCGACATCATCGCCCTGGTCATCACCATCAGGCCCGTCAGCCTGGCCATCAGCATCATCGTCGATTGGTGTGGGGTCCGGATCGTCCTCGTCGATGGCGACGCCGTTGGCCGCGGCCAACACGTTCATGTCGACCGGTTCATTCCGGGCGATAGCGATCATCTCGGATTTGGGGACCGATCCGGCGGCCATGAACCGGTTCAAAGCGTCGGAACGTTCGTCGCCGTACGCGCGGATGATCGTGATCAGCGCCTCTTCTGAGAGGGCGTCATAGTCCGGGTGGCCATCAGTTGGCACAGACTGCGCCTCAGCGGATTGACCGAGGCGGGGAGCGCCGGCCGGGACAGCGTTGGCCTGCAGCGTCTGTTGATTCGCTGGGGTTTCCGGGCGGTCCCCCGGTTTGGGGTGAGCGTCGCCGGTCAACAGTTTCGCCTTGGCCGACGCCACGGCCAGGACCCGCCATGCGCGGCCGGCGTTCGGGTTGACCGGCACAAACGTGGAACAGATCTCGACTCCGTTCACGTGGAACGTCACCTCAGCCTCGCTTTCGTTGTTGGGGTCGGATACGACGGCTGTTTCGACTGCAGCTATTGAAGACATGAACAGGGTTTCCTTTGGGGTTGGGTTCTCAGAATACTTCGTTGGGATCAGCGTCAGGGGTGATGAACGCGGTCTGGTTCCTCCACCCGCAACGGCACATGTAATGAGCGCCTGGGTGGTGCACATCGCCTCGCGGCCACGGCTCGGAGTTGATCGGGAGAACATCCCTCATGATCGGGTCATCGATATCGGTGACGGTGCCGTCATGAATGAACGATGTGCCGGCGCCGTCAATGTGCACCTGCAGGTTCTCCAGAGCGACACCGTTCATGTTCAGCTGCCACGTGGACTTCACCACCCGCAGATCGTCGACCGTTTCAACGTCGGGGGATTCCGCGACCAGGCGCCCGATTTCTTCGAGGTCAGCGCGTAGCCGGTCACTGATCTGGATGCCTGGGGTGCGCGTCGCTACCGCTTGCACAGGCGCCGGTGTGACATTCGAGTGAGCGGCGATCGCCTCGGAGATGAGGCGCTGCCCGATCGGGCCGCACCCCAAACAGTCTGTGCCGGTGACCCCTCCGCTGACCGGGAACCCGGCGCTGTCACGGTTGACGAACCCATCCGGGTCAAGTTCAGCGCCGCCGGCCAACGCGACGACGTGGCGGGTGAGCCCGGCCGGAGCGATCAGCGTCTGGTCGGTGCCGTCATGGCCGCTACCCAAACGGTCCTGGACGAGTTCTCGTAGCAGCCGAGAGAATTCGTCCACCGCCACCTGAGCGTTAGCGGTCATGTCCATCACCGTTTCCGGGTCATAGGTCACCCCAAACCGTTCTTCGGCCGCGTCGATGACCTGGTTAATGCCGTCGGTGAGGATGCGGCGGGTGTGGTCGGTCGCGTTGTTGATTGGCCCGTCGATCGACCCGTCGATTTTCCCGGGGCGGAGCTCGACAGCCGCGGCCGCTACCGCCCACGCAGCAGCGTCAGCTTGCACCGCTCCCGGTTCCGCTTCCGCTTTCTTGAGGCGGCCTACCCGTTCCAGGGCGGACAACAACCCCAGTTCAGCTGCCGAATCAATTTTCGGCCACACCGTCCTGGTGATCTGTTCCCACACCCCAGTCAGATCAGATAGGGCGCCGTTCAGCGCCGGGAACGGACCGGTGGGGGTTGCAGCGGCTTGGACCGGTTCCGGCGTGGATCGTCGCTCCGGCAGCGCCTGGCGGCGTTCTGCGAACACTGCGGCGGCTTGGACCATCGCGAACGATGACCGGTCCATGGTGGCGTCTGTCAAAGCGACACCGGCGGAACCGTCGACCATGGCCATGACCCGCGCAAGTTTGGTCGGGTCGATGTCCGCAGCTATCGGCCCGAGGCCTCGGTACCGGCCCGCCTGGTCCTCGATCACAAGCCATGACTGGGCGGCGTCGGTCACTATCCACGCGTCACCGACAGGGAACGACCCGCCGCGGGTGATCCCATCGGGCGGGAAGTACTCCGCCGCGCTGAACGCTTTCTGGTGGGCGGTGTGAGCGTCGATGAGCCCCAACCGTTCCACATCCAAAGATGCGGCGGCGGCTGCGGCCACCGGCGATGTCACCGGCGGAACGGTCGCCGGCGCTGCAGGCGACGGCTTCGCTGCTTCGGCCATGGTGTCGCCTCCCATGAGTTCCCACGCCAACCACTTTTCGGATCTGGCGGCCTGGTCGGCGGCGGACGGTCGCGGCGTCCGCCCAAAAAAGTTTCGCACTTTCTGTGCGGCGGCATCGTCGAGCGTTCCGCCGGCAGCTATCCGATTTGGTGTCGACTCGTCCTGGGTGATCGGGGCGACTTCCAACGCTGCGGCAGCGGCACGGACCGCGTCATTCGGGATGTTCACAGGTCCCGACCAATAGCAGCGAACGCCCGAGCGTTCCGGGCGCGCTGCGCCACAGTGTCAGCGTCTGTGGTGCGAGGCAACCCGTCCGCCGGCGGCGGTTGCAGTCCGGTCTCATTGGCTTTGGCTCCGGACACAGCCGCCCAAAACGCAAGGTCATCAAACTGGTCAGTGGCGGGGATCAGGTCATCAGCGGTGAGACTAAACCGGTCAGCGACCACTTGACGCTTCACGCCGAGGACTTTGTACGCGTCGAGCATCGTTTTGAAGTCATTCGGTTTGACTTCCAGCGGCGAGCAGTCAAACCCGATGGCGTGGTCTTCGGGGTTCCCGTCTCCGATAGCGCGGCGCCCGGCCGGCGTGAACGCCAGAATCGGCCGGTACGCGAACCGGGTCCAATCGTCGAGTACTTCGCCCATGCTCGGGTAGACACCGTGGTCATGGAGCGCTGACCGGAGTTCGGTGCTATTCCAATATGTTTGGGAGGCCTCGCCGGCAACCAGGAACTGGATCGGGACTTTGAGGCCTTGGCCTGCCTGAATGACCATCGCGGCCAACGTCGCCAAAGTCTCTTCGTCTACGGCTCGGCCGACGTCCACCATCTCGGGTTTGGTGTGGTGCAGGAACGGGTAGAAAACGCGGGACGCCGGATCAGATCCGTTGGTGTCGCGGAACGCTCGCCCCGCGAACCGGACAACATCGGTAGCGATTTTGTTGACGCCGCCCGTAGATGACGGCGACGCCGGCAGCATCTGGTTGTTGGGCCCGTAAGAGTTATCGAAGGTGTTCACATGCGGGAGACTCATCCCACCGGTGAGATGTTCCGCTTCGAGCTGCTCGGCGCTGTCGCCGCCGGTGCTGATGAACAGGAGCCCGTTCATCAACAATCGCGAATCGACAGCTGACAGGACGTTACGCATCGATGACCGGCTGGTCCGGATCTCCGGGAGGATGCGCGCCAGGTCCACTTTGGCTTCTCCTTCCCACACGTCGCCGGGGTTGTGCATCCTTCGAAGATTTTGCGCTGGCAGTTCCACGAAGTCGGTGGACCCGGGCATCGCGTTGGGGCGGAGCTTCACCCCGAAGGTGTCCGGCCGGTTCGGGACCATCGACAACGCCATCGGGTGAGCGACACCGAAACGGATATCGCCGAACGGTCCGGTGGTTGGCCACCATGCGTGTTCCCCGATCGATGACCGGAACCGGAAGCATCGGTACATCAAATATTCTTGGGACCGTTGCGTGTGGCGAATACTGTTCACGACCGCGATCAGGCCGGCGTCGTAGGACCGTTGCCAACCGGCGGGTGTGCGGACCAGCGGCACGGGGATGCATTGCGCGGCGAGCATCGCCCGTATGTCGTTATAGAACCCGACGAACCCGGGGCCGGTTTGGTCTGCCCGGTCGACTTCCATTTGGTCTCGGGTCAGTTCAAACCGTAGGCGCTGGGTGCGGGAATTGATGTAGGTGCTCGGGTCGGCGGTGACCGGCGGCGGCGGGTTCTGGTTGAACTCGATGGGTTCGTAGTAGGGGAGCGGTTCGCGGACGGTGATCCCGGCGCCGTTCAGCGCTTCGGTGCCGGTGACCGGCGGCCGGCGGGCCGGTGACGCGTGAAGCGTCGCGTCGTTTGCGTCGATCAGGTCAGTCACGGGGTACATGATGCCATCTGCATGGGGCGACACGCGGAACAGCCCGCCAACGCAGCGAACACATACTGCGCGGGCGGGCTGTTCTCACGGGGCGACGCGGGCGGAGCGCCACCCCGGACCATCACATGTCGTCGTCCGGGTCAGGTTCGAACTCCGCGGCGATCGCCTCCGGGATCTTCACCCCCAAAATGTTCAGTGTGTTCAGGAACTGTTGCGCCGGTGGAAGGCCCCGCTTCACTGCCTGGACCATTTCACCGACCTGGCTTCGGTATGCGAGCAGCGCCGGGTTCCCATCGGACTCGAGCATCCACTTTGTCAGTGTCTCATCAGCTACCCGAACCCGGGTACCGCGCCGATTTTGGCGAACATTCCATACGTCTGTGTCTTTGGTATGTGGGTGCTCGGCTTCGGCGATCGCTACCGGATCCACATCAGTGATTTCGCCGCCAGTCAGGTACTCGATCCTGGCCTGGGTCTGATTGTCACGCGTCATCGCAATGTTGGCCACATAGCCGACCACCGCCGCTGTGGCCTGGGGGACGTTCGCCGCGTCACGGACCGCGGCCATCAGATCGTCGAACGCTTCGACCCATCCCGCCGGCGGTTCATCGCCGCGACCGTTGATGCGTTTCGGCTGTTTCGCCTTCGGTATCTTCAACTTCGATTCGCCGTCGGGCATGTGACGCGTCCAGTCCTTGCAACCCTCAGCGGTGTCAACGGTGTCAGTGTGGGAGTACCGTCGGCGCACCGACCACACGTGGCACGGTTCGCCCCGATGTTTCGCGGCGGTGGTCCCCAACGCCGCCATCGATGACAACGCCCCGGGCCCGTAATACTGCGGGATCGGGTTCCGGACTTCGCCAGACACAAACTTGACTTTGATGCCGTCGCCCTGGTGTTTGGCTTTGATGTCCGCCCGGGTCGCGGTGATCGTTCGTTTCACCTCGACTTCGCTTTTGCACTGAGACGCCAGCGACGCCCACGTCGTGTACGTCGACCGACTCGGGGTCGCTTTCAAAAACGCGGCGTACACATCCGGGTCGTTGAGCAGCTTCGCCGCTGCCACCGCTGCTTCCAATGGCCATGTCCCATCCGCCACCAGCCTCGATTCGGTCTCCGGGAGTTCCATAATCGCGAGCCGTTGCGTAACCCACTTCTTCGATTTTCCCAGGTCTTTCGCGATGTCAGCGACGGTCGTGTCGGTGGCGACCAGGCGGGCCAGAATTTGGGCGGCTTCGACATGGTCCAGGTCGAGGCGGTGCAGGTTCTCGGTGGCTTGCAATGTGAGACGCTGCCGCTCAGTCAACCCCGATTTGATGATCACAGGGACGGTCAACAGTTTGGCTTTGCGGGCTGCGGCGAGGCGGCGATGCCCGGCGATCACGTGGAAAAGTTCCTGGTCGAGTTCGTCAGGTCGGGCGATGATCGGGGTGAGGACACCGAGCTCTGCGATGTTCGAGATGAACTCTTTGTTTAGCACTGGTTTGCGGTTGTCCGGGTCCGGGACCAGGTGGTCCAGGGCCACAGCTGGTTCGTATCGGTCAGACACGTCTAGTGGTTTGGTGTCGGTCATTGGTGTTGTCCTTTTGGGTTTGTTGTTGGATTGTGTTGATGAGAGTTTGCAGGCGGTCAGCCCACGGCACGGGGAACGGTTCGGGTGATGGCGGCGCCCCCACGGGGGGTATAAGCCATTCCGCAGCGGGGTCTTCCACGGTGAGGTTGTCGCCGTCTGATGCGATCCGGACTGACATCCCCCATGGGCCACGCACGGTCAGCGCGGCCATGTGCCGGTTGGAGACGCATGCGCCGGCGACCATAGCGAGGCATCCTTGGCGGATCTGTCGGATCAGGGCCGGGCCGTCGTCATCGACAACGAGCCCGGTTAGTTGGTAACGGTCAACCATCCCCGCATTATACCCCCCCGTATACGGGATGGGTGGTTGGGGGCGGCAGGGTCCCGAACCCCTTGTTGGGTGGGGTCGTAGGTGGGATCCCTTCGGTAGCGTGTCCGCCGGTCCCGAGAGAACCGGGGGATGTAGCCGTTGACCGCCCCCGCCATCACTTTACGTCAGATCAGCCGGTCCAACATCTTGCTCGCGGTTCAGGTCAGACAGTGACGCACGCGCTCGCGGCGACAGCTGCGATCAACCGTTTCTGGGTCGCGGCGTTCACTGACACCGTCCGCTTGTGGATCGTGTCGCCCTGATCGCTCATCGCGTATGCGCCGCGCTTGTGTGGGTCGGACCGCTCCCACGTGTGATTGCCGAGCACTGTGACCAGCGGCCCGTCGTCCATGGCGAGCCGGTACACGTCACCAACACTGTAGTTCAGGCGAGGCGGTCGACGGCCCACTTCGGGAGAGAACCAAGTTCATCTCTGGTGATGTACCACCGCCTCAACCGCATCGGCAGATCCAAAATGACGGTCCCGTAGTCATGGCACACCACCCGCCCCTTGAGCATCCCGAAATTCTCGGCCTTGATGTCTGTGAGGAACGCCGGCAGCCGCTCCGGGATCTGAGCCCTGACAATCGGGGCGGTGCGAGCCATGACCAGTTCCCGGGCGTCATCGGACATCCACAGGACCGGCGCCAGCCAGTCTTTCGGGCCGGGGATCGTCCATGACCGGTGATGGTCCCATATCCGGTTTTCGATGATGTTCTGGGTCGGGGGTTCACCGTCATGGGTGATCTTGATTACCAGGTCGCGGCGACCCCGGAAGGCGTACACGGCCCGGCTGATACCGGAGTTGACGTGCTCGCCCATGTCCCCGACGCCGATCTGGCCGTCACCGCTCAGGCGTCCGGGGATCGTGAAGTTCTGTTCTGTGGTTGTCATGGGTGTTGTCCTTGGGTTGTTGTCACCCGCCACCATACGCGCTCATGTGGCCCCGAACGCCTGGTCGACGATCGACGACCCCGGGATCGATGATCCCGTACCGTTCCCGCCGATCAGGTCCGCCGGCTCAATATCGAGCAGCCACGTCACCAGGTGCACCATCGCGTCCAACCGGTTGGGGCTGTCCTTGTCGTCAGCCTCCCAGTCGCACATTTCGCCTTCGAGTTCTTTGAGGTTGTCGCCGACCAGGTGGACCCGCGCAGGAAGCTTGGTGAACGGTTCTGGGTAGAACAGGTTAGCGACCGGTGACGCCCGAAGGTACTTCCCGATGCGGGCGTGCACCGGGAAAAACCGGCCTTTGAACCCGGCGGCGGCCAACGGCGCCCGCACATCGTCGCCTTTCCCGTCGCGGGTCGCTTCGCCGATGATGACGCTGGTCCCGTAATGCAACCCGGCGATCATCGCTACCGGCGCCCATTCATGGGACCGGCCGAGCATCGAGTAGTCAGCAAATATGTAGGCGTGCCGTCTGCCGGCCGGGTCGTTCTCTCCGTTGTCGCGCCCGCCGGCGATGATGCCGGTGGCGTCGCCTTTCCCGGACCAGGCCGGGTCAATACTGATCGCCCGGACCGGTAGATCAGCAGGGCGGATGTCATAAACACGGGTCGCGTCGATCAGCTGAGACGTCCACAACGCCCCAGGTTTGTCTTCTAGGGCGTCCCAGTCGCCTTCGCGCATCGCTTTGCGGCGTCCCCGGTCACTGATCGAAGCGAGCTTCGACGCGTAAGTTGGGTCGTTCGCCATCAGGATGGCGTTGTCCTCGAGCAGCGCCGGGACGTACACGCGCAGCGGCGGATCTGGGCGATCCGTTGTCGGGGTTTCCCTCCACACGACCATCGGGGCCGGCGCCGGCCCGGCCGGGTCATGGACACCAGCCGCCGGGCGGACGTACTCGCCTTTGATGTAGTCGTGAGACACGCCACCGGGGTTCGTGGTGAGCACGATCTTCGGGCGGATCTTCGTGCCGACCGGGGACCGGGCACGGTTCCTGAGTTCCTCGAGCTGGGTGGCGGTGAACTCGGTTGCCTCTTCGAACCCGATGAACCCGTAGCTGATGCCCTGGTGGGCTTTCCAATCGTTCGGGTCTTTCATGTGGCTGAGGAGCAGCTTCGACCCGTTCGGGAAGATGTATTGCTTTTTGCCGGCGGACCACACCGCCCGCGGGGTCGGGCCGTCGATCCCCAACATCAGATCAATCAGGTTCTTGACCGTGTGCTCCAACGATTTGAAGTAGCGGCGGAACAGGATCCCGAAGTTGTTCGGGTGGCGTTCCATCTGGTGGATCGCGGTGGCGGATAGCCACCAGGTCTTCCCGCCGCCGGCGGCGCCGCCGTACAGGATCTCATCGGCTTGGGGGAGCAGTTCAGCGGCTTGGCGCTGTTTCGGTTGGAGGCCTTCGAGGTATCGGGTGTCCAGGCGGGCGCGGCGTTCGAGCTCAGCGGCGTAGACAGCTAGCTCAGCGGCAGGTTCTGGCACAGGGCCGCCACGATAGTGGCCGCACGGTTCTACCCCCGAGCGGCGGTTACCCGTTCTGCGCTTTGCGTCTCGCTGTCAGATCGACCACGCCGGCCGCTGCGGCGGCGGCTTGGGCGTTCGCCCACAGTTCGGCGTCGGATAGCTGTACGGCGGCCCCAGCGGCCGTACCGTCGACGCCTGGCGCCGGGCCGGCGGCGGGTGGTTCCTCGGCGATGACGCCGGCGGACAGCTTCAACGCTTTGTCAGACAGGATCGCGAACGCGATAGCGATGTCTTTCATCGCCCGAGGGTCTTTGGCCATATCCGCAGGGTTGAGGAGTTGCACCGCTTTGCGGATCTGCGCTCGTAGCTCAGCTGCGGTGACCGATGTGTTGTGGGCTTCGGCGGCGTGGATCCGGAGCAGGTTTGTGCGGGCCCGGGTGCGGGCTGTTTCGTGTTCGGCGGCGACCGATTCGGCCTGCTCGGTTTCCCAGTCGATGCCGGCGGTTTCCCATTGTTGTTTCCATCGGCTGATCGTGGACCGTGACACCCCGCACGCTTCCGCGGTCGATTTGATCGATCCGCCATCCCGGATCATCTGCAGCGCTTTGACCTGGTCCGGGGGGAGCGCCTTGTCACTCATCGCCGAGGCCGAGATCAAGTGGTGGCCGCATGAATGGGTCGTAGTCCAAGTGTGACGGGATGATCGTTGTCCTGATGCCGGTGGGTCCGACCTCGAGGGGGACCCGGGTGGCGGTGGGTCCCCTCACGGTGAACATCGCCATCGGGGGACCGTGAGCTCCGGTCTTCGATGTAGATGTCAGCGGCTCCATGAACAGGTCACCGACGCTGCCGAACGGGTGGTCGCAGTGATGAACGATCCCTTCGGTGACGGTCACGTGGGTGACGATCGTGCCGGCGGTTTGGGGCGTGTCGCACACCGGGCACGTCAGCTCGAAGTCTTCCCACTGCACACCCGTCATGGATGCACTTTCTTTGGGGTCTCGTCGATGTACTGAGCTACCCGCTCAATTGATATGTCGGCGTATGTGGGCGATATCTCCATCCCCATGCCGATCCGCCCATGGGCTGCAGCAGCGACAACCGTGGATCCAGAACCGACAAACGGGTCATATACGGCGTCGCCCTCGTCGGTGTATGCCATCACAAAAAACTCCGGTAGTCCGACAGGGAACGCGGCGCTGTGTCCTGTCGATTTGTGGGACCCGGAGAATGTGGGCAGCCTGTTGCCCGGGTATGCCATCCCTTTTTTGATGTATTCGCCTGGCGCAACGTTTTGGCCTTGCACATCAGACATCGTTGACGACGTACCGTTAATGTGCTTTTTCGCTCCGAACATCTGGCCATTGCCACCTTGATTATCTGCCCAGGTGGTGGCCCCCACGCCAGGACCGCCGGCAACTGGCACATTGTCTGATTGGTGGCGGACATTGTCTGGTCTCATTTTGAACTCGCCGCGCGAAAAGTGGTAGATCGGCTCGAACTGGTTTTTGAACCGTCGGCCGACACTCTTAGGCATCCCTATGCGTTCCCAACAAAACTCCGTCACCCAGTGCCAACCCCACAACCTCGCGTGAGCCAACACCAGATCCATCACGTAGAGATCACTGTCCAGGCCTTCGCAGCTCGGTTTGATGTTCACAAACCATGACGCGTCGCCAGCCATAACATCCGAAACGTTCGCGGCTATCGGAGAGAACCAATCGACGTATTGGTCAGGGTGGATCGGCACAAATCCGCTAGTCGGGTCGTACTTGCGGCGATCAGCGTATGGAGGAGACGTGAATGCCATGTTGACATCGCGCCCGTCAGTCAACAACCGCACATGGTCGATATCAGATGCGTCTCCGATCATGATGCGGTGCGGGCCTATCTCCCATACATCCCCGAGGGATGATCTGGTCGGTGCGTCAAAGTTGATTGCCCCCTCTGGTTCCATGGTGTCTGAGGACGTGTCATCGATATCGATGATCTCCATGGATTCTTCTATGGTGAACCCGGTTGATTCGATCAGTTCTGGCGAGTACTCGATCACGTCTGCCAGCGCTGCCCCCAACATTTCCGTGTCGTATGTGCCGAGTTGGCTCGTCCTGTTGTCTGCCAACGCGAACGCTGCGGATTCTTCCGCGGTCATGTCGTCAGCGTCGACGACGGCCATGTGAGACCATTCAAGCTTCTCTACTGCCATGCGTTGGTGGTTGCCGGCTTGGATCACTGGGTTGCCGTCTGAGTCTTTCCGGGTCACCACAGGCCGGCGTTGGCCAAACGTTTTATATGATTTGGCGACTGCTTCGACATCGCCGCGGCGCGGGTTCCCCGGTAGCTGCCACAGGTCGACGATGGGTTGAAGCATCGGGACCAGGGCGGCGGGCCCCCACCATTCCTCGTTTTTGTTGCGGGTCCATCGGCGTGGCTGGTCGGGGTCTTGCACCCATTTCTTGCGCGGCATCAGCGATCGCGGCGGATCGGCGGGCCCTCGGCAGGAGCGTCCGGACCGACCCTGGTCGCGGTGTAGATCCACCGGCCGGTGTCACCGAAGTCGACGCCCTCACGGAACGTCGCCCGGTACTCGGTGGTGTCGACAACGCGACCGACGAAGACCCCGTTGATGAGGCCACCCTGGGCGCGTCTCGCCGCGGTCATTTCTGCCAGTTCGGCGACGGCATCCGTGTCTATCCGGACGATCATGCTGCGGTCGCTATGCGGGTAGACCCTGGTGCGTAGATTTCGATTTCGGCGGCGGCGTCAGCGAAACTGATGCGGCGGACCGTCGCCCACCCGATGATGAATCCGCGCACGTTCTCGATGTGGCGGTGCACGCCGGCGAACGTCCGGAACGAAGCGAACGTCAGGCAGGTCAGGACAATGGTTTGCATGGCCACGTCCAGCGGCAACCGGTACGTAGACCCGTCATTGCTCACTGAGCTGCTGTATTTAGCCCGCATGAGCGGTTGAGTGAACAGCTGGATCAGGGACGCGGCCGTTGCTCCTGCGATCCCGCCGTGCCCGGCCGGGTCGCCGCCGTGGCCGGGTGCGCCCTCGGTGTAGTGGGTCATGTTGAACCCCCACCATTCCTCAGCGCGGACCACCCAGTCGCGCCACTTCATCCGGAATATGACCTGGATCGCCCGGACGATGTGCCAGCCGACGTACATCACGGGCCAGATCGTCGCGCCGATGAAATCGATGGACCCGTTGGTCGCCCACCCGAACCGTTCCGGGGTCCGATAGTTGATCCCTTGACCGGTGAGCCATTGGAGCAACACGAGCAGGAGCATGAACGGGTGATCCATCCGGACGGTCTGCGCGCATTTCGGGCCCGATAGTTGCCCGTCATCATCCAGGCAGTGGTCTGCGAGCGGTGGCATTGCGTGGGCGGGGAGGCCGTGGCGGGCCATGAACTCTGCCGGGAACTGATATTGCGCTTCGGTGGATACCGCCAACACCTCATCCATTTGGGCTTCGAACTCTGGGGAGTCAGCGGGTGTGGTCGGCGGGGCTTTTAACCATCGTGGCTCGCCGACGATCTTCATCACGTTCACGAACGGTTTCTTGTTGAAGACTTTGGGGCGGGGTGGGCGGGGTTGGCTGGCGGTGGTGTTGTCGTTTGGGGTCATGGGTTCGGATGTTAGCGGCCGGTGTGGGCTGGGACGCGAAACACCCCCCGGCTGGGAACCTGAGCCGGGGGGTGCTGCGGGGGGGGTGGGGGGGGTTAGTAGTGCCATTCGTTCAGCCACGATTGGTGACACCCCGAGCACAGGTCTCCTTCGCCCATGGTTTCGGTGTACCAGCCGCTGTCATGGGCCAGGAACGAGGCTTCGGCCGTGTCGCCGTCAGTGTCGAAACTGATCGTGGTTTCGCATCCGCTGTTTTCGCAGTGCAGGGTTACTACGGGGTTGGTCTTGGTGGCTGTGGTGTTGTCCATAACCCCAGTATACGGGGGGTTATATGGGGTTGCAAGTTATGGGGTGCGGTTCGGTTCCCATGACGCCGGCGCCAACCGCACAACCTCAGCCGATGCCAGGACCGGGATGATGTGGAAAGCGTAGTGCCGGACGCCGCTGGCGATGTTGCCTCGGGAGTATCCGGCGGCCTGCCATGACTCCACCATCTGCCGGATGACAGCGGGATCTGCTCCGGGGATGCGTGGGGCGGTCACAGGTTCGGGTCCGCTGACTTGACCCACCGGCAGGTGTACACCGCTGCTTCGGCGGTGAGTAGCCCGATGATCTCAGGGACGCACATGCCGTCACTGGTTTCTGTGACCGTGACGCTGTTCCCGTCATCGGTGGTGACCACCTGGATGATGATCTCTTTTTCTACCCACCCGTTCAGGTGATCATCATCTATCCGGCGAGGGAGGGTGTTGTCGCTCATCGTTTCGGATGTTAGCTGCATGCGTGGGCTGGGACGCGAAACACCCCCCGGCTGGGAACCTGAGCCGGGGGGTGCTGCGGGGGGGTGGGGGGGGACTATTTGTGGTTGCCGGAATCGATCAGTTCATCGATCAATCGACCCATTTCCCAACAGGCGTCGCTGCGCTGTGCCCACAACCTGTCGACCGTGAACGTCCGGAGATCAACAATCACCGGTTCGTCGTCGCCCATGACATACGCCTCGAATGGGCCGAGCGTGCCCTTGCTGGGGTTCGATTCAACCGGTTCGGACCATTCGGCCACATACTGGTCGGTTTCGGTGCCGTCACCGTCGGTGTGCCGGTAGGCGAAAATTCGGCGGTCGTCGTCGTCACAGATGTTGACTGGTCGAAGGAACCGGGCGAATCGGCGCATGTTCTCAGCGAACCAGTACTCAGCTTGTTGTTCTGATCCGTCGACACCGACGAAACGGCTGATGAGTCCGTTGTCTTCGGCGAGGTCGTTGGGGGTGGGTGCTGCTTTGGTTTTGTTGTCCATACCCACACTATACGGGGGGTTATAACGGGATGCAAACCCATAACCAGGAATGACGGCCCGCACACATGGCGGGCCGTCGCTCAATCGACGGATTGTGCCCGCACAGCCCCGATCACGTCATCGTCGGGTATCCACAGCTTCTGACGGCCAGAAGCCCGCACCGGGGCAGGGAGCGGGGTTACGTCGCCTATCTCCCAATGCCACATGCTGTCGCTGAGTGTTACCGGCTTAATCGCCCACGGGGAACACATTCCGATGCGCTGGCCGGGGCAGTCGTATTCGATGTTAGAACCACTGTTGTGACCGCGCAGCTCGTGGGCTCCGGTGATAGTGGCAACAGCAACCACTGCGCTGCGCAGGAAAGGTCCGTTCGCAGAATGGATCATCAGATGGAACGGAAACTCCAGCGACTTGTAAGGAGGCCAGGATCGGTTTTCTACATTTTTGCCTGCGTAGGTAATCGACCACGCCCACGGCTGCGCGATCGTCAACGCATACCGCAACAACTGACCCTGGCTCACGAAACGAGGATCTCCGCGGCAGCTTTCTTCGATGGCTGCCATCCGGCTGCGGTGCAACCGTCGGGAGTGATGGGGTTCCACCGGTCGCCGAGCGGGTCGCGGACGACGCTGCCCACGTGCTCGTCGTCGCTGTCGTAGACGTCGTAATGGTCTTGTTCTGTGCGTACCAGTCTGGCTTTGGGCATTGTCATTTCTCCTTGTTTGTTGAGTGTTCACCGCTCCTGCCTCGGCTGAGCGGGCCAGAGCATCAATCATCTCGCTCACAGCGTGATCCCATCCTTCGTCGGTCCAGAATCTTCTTGATTGCTGTGTGGCTGAGTTCTGTTGCTTCGGCGATCTGTCGGAGTGACGCTCCCTCATTGCGAGCGATCAGGACGGCATTATCTCTCCGGAGGCGCCACTCTTCGACCTTTTGGCGGGAGCGGCGTGCAGTGATCTCAACGATCTTCAACGCATCCTGGAGGCTTTGGGGTTGGGCGGTCATGGTGCGGTCCCATCCGGGTCGATTCCCGTTGCACCACATGTGCCGCAATCCCTGCCACCGAGCATTCCGCGTCCGTCGCAGTCAAGGCATTCAACGGCTCCAACGGGTGAGGTGTCCACATCGTCGTGGGCAGGGTCATCGACCGGGATTCGTTGCAGGTCAGCTTCGAGTGCTGCCCATTCGGGGTGGTTGGGATCGTCGCGCATCTCGGCTGCAGTGCGACGTACTCGCTTTGCCCATCCCTGCACCTCGGCGGTCATGGTGTGCTCCCATCGGCCAACGCTTGATCCCACTTGGACAGCACTGCAGCAGTAGCCCGCAAACGGTGACGCTTCTTCTCGACGGACGCTCCCGGGCGCATCGCCTTGCCCAGAATCCATCCGACCAGCCAGAACCATTCGGCCTCACTTTTGGATTTGTCGTGCTCGTCGGTCCATCGAGTTGATTGATACTCGGCTTCCTCTTGCGCGTCAGCCCAGAAGTCGCGCGTGACCGGAGCAGTCATGCTTCTGTCCCATCAGGGAGGGAAACGACGGTCCAGAACTCGGAATTCCACAAAATCCAGTTATCCCGATTAGGAAACCGGAATCTTCGGCACTCGATTTCGGTGACCGGTTCGGCGCGACTCAAACCCCACGTTCTGGCCTTTACTGTGCTTCCGACTGGTGGCGGCTGGGCAGGGTCGAGTGGCCAACCAGCACGCAAACGAAGATCATTCGGCGCAGTGCCGGGGTAGTCGAGATATTCCTTGCGCTCGTTGTAGGCCAGCACATAAAGCGAATCAAGCCACATAACCCAATGCGACAAGGCCGCCCAGCCGTGAGGACCGAGAACGGCGACCACAATCCCGCGCCGCTTGCCGTGCCGCACCTCGTCCCCTACTACGGGAACCCGGGGAGCGGTCATCCTCTGGCCCCTTCGATTTCCGCTGTCAGTTCTGCTTTGGATTCATCAGCGGCGGTGCGTTTGCGTTGGACCTCATGGCGTACTGCGGCCAGCATTGATTCCTGCTCCCGCAGCTTGCCCATGGATTCGGCCAGTTCCAGTTCACATCGTTGCCAATGCTCATAGAGCGTTTCCTGTTTGGTCATTCTGGTGGGTCCTCCCCCTGGATGATCCCGGCCAGTAACCGGATCGCATCGTTCTGATGTTGGTCCAGATCCAGCTGCTCTATTTCCAAACGCTCCACCAGGTCCATCCGTTCTTCGAGCGATCGGACCTGAGCTCCCAGGCGGGCGTCAGGATGGACCCACGGTGCCCTGCTCGGGACGACGGTGGGGGCGGTGGGGGCGGGTTGCTCGAGGATGGAGAGCCGGTCGTTGACGTTGGCGTGATGGTCCATGGTCACACCGACGGTGATGACGAACATGGCGGCGGCGATCATCGCTGCGGCGGCTGTGCGGGTGCTCATCGGTTTGGGCATCCGGGCCAGTGACGGACCTGCCCGCAAGCGGGGCAGAGGTCATGGGCGGCCATGTGGGCGAGTATTCGTTTCATGCTGGTGAGGACTCTCCGGAATTGGTTGGTGCGTGCACGGCGGTCATTGTTGGATGATGGGCCGCTCAAACCGTTGGGGGGCACTGGTTGGCGTTGTTCTGCAGGAACGTGACGCGGTCTTGTAGCCGGCGGTTCTCGACGTGTAGTTCGGCGTTGCGTACCACCAGGTTCTCGATGCGGTTCCGGAGGCCGCGTAGCCACGCTTCGCCGCGGGTGGTGTCCCATGCCCCGAATACGAACGGGTTGTTGAGATCGCCGGCCAGGGGCATGTTGAGCATCATCGTTTCGACGTCGGCGGGGTGTTCGTAGCCGGCGGGCTGGTTTGTGGTTTGGGTGGGCATGGTGGTCCTCCGTTTGGTGTTGGGTTGTTGTCAACCCATGATTATACGGGGTCTTATACGTCGGTGCGCGGATTTGACCGGGGTCTATGATCCGGGTTGCCCTGGGCGGAGGCGCCCGGGGTGACACAGGAGGAAACACATATGTTGTTCAAGTACGTAACGGATCATCACCGGTCAACGGTCATTGAGGGGGTGACCGCGGTTCATATGATCGGCCGTGGTCTGCTCACGATCTCTGACCATACGATCATTCGGGATCAGTCTCAGGGGGTAGCGCCGCCGAATGGGACGAAGGTGTACCGGTTGCATATCTGGTCTGGGCTCGAGGACGGCGCGGATGTAGGCCAGAAGTATTCGGCGCCGACGACGGTGGAGCACCACACCGCTCTGGTGATTGTGACGCCGCGGGATGTGGCGTATGGGTGGGTGTACCGGCTGAATGTCGAGGACCGGCCGCTCGTGACGGTGCTGGCCAACCACACTCCTGACCCGGGTGATATGAAGGCGCGGGGGGCGTTCACGTTGAATGACCGGGGTGACACGATCGATAAACGGACCGGGTCGGTGAATCGGGCGACCGGTGAGCTGTTGGCCAAGGCCGTGGAGACCGCGGCGGGCTACTTCGGTTAGCGGGGGTTGACGCGAGGAACCCCGTCCCTGCCGCTCGGTTGTCGGTGTGGGACGGGGCTCTTCTGGGCTGCAGCCGTAGACGGTGAATCTATCCGGGACGATGGGCGGGGTGAGTCCGCTGGCAGGTTGGGCACCAGACCGACGCCAGGAATGTGGCGGTCAGGTCGCGGTGGTACGTGGCGCCTGGGGCGCGGCAGACCGGGCACATGTTGAACACGGCGATCGCTTCTCTCATCACATGTTCCAGGTGGGCGGTGGGCTTGGTGGTGGGTTCATCGTTCAGCGCGTGAGCCAGTTTGTCCATGGCGACCTTCGCTGCGCCGGCACTAGACAGGAGCACATCAGCGGCGGTGGGTCCGACAGGTTGCAGCTCATCGTGTAGTGGGGTAATGAGGCTCACATCGCAGTGCCCGCACAGATAATCGATGTGGCCGTCACCGTCTTGGTAGTAGACCCGACCCAAACCAGAACGCCGGGCGTTCGCTTTGATCACGGTCTGGACCAGCGTCCTGTCCAGGTTGGGGCACACGATCGTGATCCGGTCTCCCAGGTTCAGGTCTTTGTGCCTGGCACGGGTCAGGGTGTAGGTGGTCACGGTCATCGGGTGGTTCCTTGGTCTTGGGTGGTGCGGCTGACGCCGGTCAACCCGCATGAAATCTGGGTTTCGATCAGACTGACATCTAGGTAATCGCCATCGGGATCCACGACGTGGCAGATCCCGGCGTCTTCATAGTCAGGGTGGAACTCGAACAAGGCCATGCGGGGGAGCCCAGACGCGACAAGGTGGCGAACGGTCCGCCACGTTTGGGTTGTTTCAATGCTGAGATCTTCGACGGTGCCGGGCACGGTGACTGGGTGGGGCTGATCCGGCAGCCACACTTCGACGGCCGGGTAGGTGGTCGCTGTCATCGTGGTTGGCCTCCTCTTTCTCGGGGGATACGGGCCGGGGTGTGATCCCAGCAATAGTCATGCTGGTTGTACTTCGACAGGATGGTGTCGCACCCGGCACGTTGGCATGACCGTGGCCCTTTGGTTTCGTTCTCGAGGTAGTAGCTGCGGGCGGTGCGTCGTGAGCTTCCCATCAGTTCATCCGTCGTTTGCTTCGAAGGAACGCTGCCTGGGTGGATTTCACAACTGGGTCGGCCAGGACATCCGGGTCAGTGGTCCGGGTGATAGTGAACGGGTCCACGGTCACGCATTCGTTCACGGTGGTGCAGTAGAAGCAAACCAGGATGGAGCCGGGGGTCACCTCCCCGGTTGCGTTGACGGGTGTCGCTGATTCGATCGTTGACCCGCAGCCAGTGCATTTCGCGCCGGCGTTGCGGATGTCGTCAATGCGGGGGTGGGTAGTCATTGGCTGGTCTCTTTCGGGTTGCGGTTGCGGTGTTGGTGCCAGTAGGCGTCGGGTTGCTGCCGGAGTTTCCAGGAGTCCCATACCCATGGTGGCCGGCCGGCTTCGACCATGGCGCCGTGGCGTGGTAGGTCGCCGGTGTCGACGCGGCGCTGGTGGCAGTCGGCGATGAGCGGGCATTCGGTCCGGCATAGGTGCACGTGCCGGCGGATTGTTGGTAGGTCCTGGTTGTTCCATTCGAGGGCGTGCTCGAGGCACGGCGCCCGGTGGTAGGCGAGGCGTTCGTGCCATGGGCGGGGGAGCTGCTGCGGTGGCGGTTCTGGTTCTGGGGGCGGGTTGCGTAGGCGGTTGTATTGGCCGAGGGTGAGGGTCCCGTAGTCGGATGCGTCGTAGCGGGTCATCGGATTTCGTAGGGGCCGGGGGTCGGTGGGCGTTCCCCGTCCGGGAACGATGCGGAGTAGATCCCGTGCTCGAGGGTGGTGGGCCCGTAGACAGCCAGGCCGAGGCACGCGGTGCGGGCCAGTTCTGCGATGGTGAGTCCGATGGGTTGGCCGTTGGTGTCTTCGCCGTAGATCATGACGGGCCCGTAGATGTTCTGTCCCATGATCATGGTGGCGATGGAGCATTCACCCAGGAGACCCACCAACCGGGACCGCGCCTGTTCGTTCGGGTCGCCGGCCCATAGGCGGACCTCTACCCCGTCCTCAGCGTGGGTCAGGGTGGTGGCGTGGTCCGGGAACGGGACCGGCACCAACACTTTGGAACTGACCCACACCGAGTCGCGGGGCCCGTTCAGTTGGGTAAGGAACGGGGCGGCGGACCTACCGCCCAGGATGACCAGCGCATAGCGGGGTGGTTCCGGTTGCGGGACGGGTTTCAGGCCGGTCTGCTCTTGTTGCCATGGGTAGTTCCCATATAGGGGAGTTTCGCCGCGACCGTGGCACACGTCGCAGTCTCTGACGGTGTCGCCGGTGGGTCCGATCCCTGAGCCGCCGCAGGAACCGCACGGCTCCCACGTCACGTTCAGGTCACGCGGCGGCGGATGGTGTGGTGTGGATGGTGGTGTTGTCATACCCCCCAGTATACGGGGTGTTATAGAAACCCCAAAACGGAAAAGGCCCGGTGATCAGTCCCGAACCCCCACCTGCCATGGTTGGTTTGTTCAAACGTCACACCGGACCAGAACCCCGGGAAACCTACTCGCGGTAGCGTGCCCGCACCCCGGAAGCGGCCAAGTACCAGTACATGACCGGGATGATGACCGCCAACGCCACAATCGCTACCGCCGCGAGAGGGACCACCACAAGGTGGCGGGCCGCGCGCCGCACCGCGCAGGCTATGGCCGCCATGACGCCACCCGGATCAGGTCCTCATTGACCAACGCCGCGACCGTGACAGCCGCCTCAGCGGAACTGAACACCAGGCGGGCGCCGTCCTCATCAGCGACAAACAAGTGATCACGATCCCGGACCACCACAATCCGGCCGTCCACGACAACCGCGCGAGCCGCGATCGGTTCCGTGGGGAAGTAGTTGGTGCGCTGCTCCTCCTGGTCCGCTTCATACTCACCCCACAAGTACTCGGCGTCCATGATCTCCCGATACGCCCAATGCCGGTACGTGTTAGCACCAACCTGCGGGATGACCACCTCGGTCACATATTCCTCGAACACGCCCTGGTTGAGACGGTCCAAACGCTCCACCGCCACGGCAGCAGAGTCAAGGGTCATAACTGAATGTTGGTTGTTGTCCATAACCCAATTATACGGGGGGTTATATGTGGTTGCAACTTTTACCCCCGTCACCCACCCCAACAACAACACCGTCGACCAAAAAAGGTGGGTCAGGTGGTTGTTGGGGGGTTGTGGCATGGGCATCGGATGGTGGGGTCGTGCATGTTGCCGCAGACGAGGCAGACCATTTGTTCGAATGTTTCGAGGAACAGTGAGCGGACGCCGGGTGCTGGTGGTGGGTTGGGGGTGATGGTGAGGTTGTCTACGTAGACGACTTCGGGGATGGGTGGGGTGCGGGTGAAGGTGGCCATGGCCCATCCGTGGTCGAGGGTTTCGGGGTGCATGGTGTAGCCGGTTTGCATGGCGAATAGTTCGACCTGGGGGATGAGGTTGGCGTAGAAGGGGGTGGTTAGTTCTATGCGGGGGTGGTCGTGTTGGTTGGCGTGTTCGAGGAGGCTGGCTATGGCGCCGGTTTGGTATCCGGCGACGAATGCGTCGTCGTTGTAGGGGCCGCCTTTGGATGTGACGGGTAGGAACGGCATCACGGGGCCGTCGCCCCAGTGGTCAGTCATCGTTGTCGTCGAGAATGACGGGCCCACCGGACCATGGCCAGCCGGCCACGTGTGGGGGGTGGTGGGGTGGGGTGCTTTGGTCGGTGTCGACTTTGCCGGCGATCAGGTCTGTGGCGAGGTCGTCGGCCCATCGGGGTGGGGTGGGGTTGTTGCGCATGTACCGCTCGATGACGCTGAGTGCTTCGGCGGTTTCGTAGCCTAGTTGGATGTGGGATCGTGACAGGCGCAACAGTTGGTGTGCGAACCCGGCGGTCATTAGGGCGTTGATAATAAGGGCCATGGCGTACAACAGCGCGATGGTCATATGTTGTCACTTTCTGGGTTGGTATACGGGTGGTTCATAGTTCGGGCATGTCGCGAAGTGCGGCATGTACCGGGATCGTTCGCCGCCGAACTCGAGCGACGGTTGGGATTCGACGACGGCCTGGCCGCGGTCGTTCATGTAGACGTTGCCGGTGTCGGTGGGGTCGGGGTCCAGCGGCATCCGTGATTTGCCGTCGGACGCTGCGGTGTGCGCCCACAAGATGCGTTGGTGGCAGAACCGGCATCGGGATACGGGTCCGGTGTTTGCGGGGCTCACATTCGCTCCAGTTGGGTGTGGGGGTTTCGTTTGCGTTCGTTTTTGGACTGGCCTGTCTGAGTGTCTTTGCGGTTGGGGTGGCAGGCTCCGCAGACAAACCACCAGTCTTGGGAGCGGATCCAACCGCCCACGCACCGCCGGCGTGGCGGGTGGTCCCAGTAGGTGAGCACGGTGCCGGGGTCCAGAACGCCGCCGCGCCAAACGTCGAAACGGATCGAGTCGTCAGGGTCAGGGATCGGGCTATTAGCGATGATCCTCCGCCCGTACTTGTCCATGTCGGTTGATTGCGTCATGCGATCCACCGGGTGTGGGGTGGTGGTGGGGTCATATCGACGCGGTGGGCGTCAGCGACGATGGTGCGGGTAATCCAGTCCATGTACTGGGGGGACATGACCTTGACGCATCCCACCAAGGTGATGGTGTACGGCGTCGGGTTGGTGGCCCTCACCCATTCCGAGCAATCAGTCATCTTTGAACCGTTTCGGGGTCGGTTGAATTCGGCCGGTTTTCTCGAGTAGGTCAAGGTAGATCTCCATGCCGTATTCCACCAGGAGGGCTACGCTCACCGTCACTTCGTCACTGGCCGCGACGAGTCGGGCCCATAGTTCGTCATCGAGTTTGAGGGAATGGCAGTTTCGGTCAGTCATTGGCTGGCATGCGCTTGGGACGGAAACGCTGCATTCGCGAGGCATTGCGCCTTGGATGCGTTCAGGTGCCAATCATCGATGGTGACGTCATTGGTGGTGGTCGGGTCGAACGGGTCTTCGTACCAGGAGCACCCGCACTCCGGATCGTCGCAGTCAACGAACACGGCCGGCCGCTGGCGTACTTCGGCCATCGCATTGTTGAACACCTCGCGCCATTCGGCGTTCGGCATCAAATCGATTTTGAGGCCGGCCGGGCATTTGATCTCGAGACCGGGGAACGTCTCAAAGAACATGATTGGGGCGTTCGGACGGAACGGTCTATCGGTGGTCACGGCGGGAGTCTCTTTCTCGGGGGTGTTCGTCGCATCGGGGGTGGCGGCGTTCCTGCCGGTTCCGGGGTTCGATCGCCGGCCGGCGGCACGAAGGAAGTTCGCAGACCGGGCATTCGCCTTCGCCGCCTTCTGGGTCGGGGCCTGCCTCCGGGGCCGGTTCCTGGTCCGGTGGGAGCCAGGCTCGGGCGGCTCTGGGGTTCAGCGCCTCTGAAACGTCGGCCACGTGGGCCGATTCCCACCCCAGTGCGTACCCCCGTGACACTTCCAGGATGCTCCTTTCGGTGAGCCCTACAGCCTCCCGGGTCCAAAGCCCAACGGCGGTGCCGTCTGATCCGGTGGCCGGGTCCACCCCGACCATGACGTTCTCCGGCACCGGGTCATAGGCCGTTCTCAGTTGATGCCGGGGGGGCGGATCCAGCAATGATTGAAAGATCGATCGCAATACAGGCAGTGCTCCCATCTCTGGGTGCTCCGCCGGTCCATCGATCGGGACTACTTGGGCGTGGGGCGTGACTCTGGGGTTCTGAGCCTGAGGGGGCACGTAGTAGAACGGCGGACATGGCGCCGCTCGTTGGGTTGGGTGATAGGCGAGCTCATCGATGTCGAGGCCGCCTGTGTCCAGCGTCCACGCGATGTCACGGTCCAGGTCATCACGGCGTTTCTGGCGGGACCTCTGATCAGGCATCGGGATCACCCGCAGATTCCATTCGTTCTGTTTCGGCGGACCGGACCAGGTGCAGCAGCGGGCTGACCGCGTCCGGGCTCATCTGATTGCTCGCGCCGCGGGCCAGGTCCTGTTCGTACTCGGCGCGGGCGGCGGCGGTCAGGAGCTGCATCGCGACCCGCCGGGCAGCTGCGGCCGGGCAGTTGCCTATGACGTTGCCGTGGTCAGGGGTGATCACCCGGATCCTCACGAACCCGGTCAGCGACTCGGGGGTGATGCCGTGCTCGACTTCGATGCGGTCAAGGCCCATTAGTTGCCGGGGCATCAGGGCACCGGGGGAGATGTCGGCGCGGTGGCGTGGTGGGAACCGTCGGGCTTGTATATGCCGGCGTCGTACAGGTAGCAGGCCGTCGAAGCTTCGATCAGGGTGGGGTAGTCCTGAATCCATGTTTGGCTGCCGCCGGCGTTGTTTTGGTAGACGGCCCAACCGTGGGTGGTGCGGGGTGGGCGTTCGTTGACGTCGCCGGATGTGATGGTGCCGTCGTCGTCGATGAACCATCGGACCGCGAACCGCGGTTCGGGTTGGGTGGTGTCAGGGTTGTTGTCCATACCCACCACTATAACCCCCCGTATAGGTGGTGGCTACGTTTTCGATTCGAGGATCACGCCGGATCGTTCAGCGACGATGAGCCCGGACTCGGTGCGTCGGGTGCCTTCCTGGATTTTCCAGCCGTTGGCTTTGGCTATTGCCAGGATCGCTTCGTCGGTGTGTTTCTGCCATCGTCGGGCGAGCGGGTTCCAATAGTAGAAATAGCGGTCCTGGGGCATGTAGGTGGGCGCCGGGATCTTGTCGGTTCTGGTGGTGGTCCTTGACGCGACCGGCGGTTTCCGGTTCGGGTCGCGCTCGCGCTTCTTTTTGGGTTTCCGCCGGCGGTTACTCATGCGTGCTCCAGTGTTGTGCGGGCGTGGACGTGGGCCGGGTGGCTCGTGGCCATCATCCACATCATGTACGCGGCGAAATGTTTCTTGCGGCCCCGGATCGCGGAGAGCGAGAACGGGTTGTACGGGATGATCCGGTGTGACCAGGCGTCGGTGGCGTCTGTGCGGTCAGCGACGGGCAGGACGTTGCGTGCGAGATCTCCGGCGGTCGATTTGAGGGCGGCGGCGGCGGCGTTGTCTCTGCTCCCCCATTGTTTGACGGCGGTCTCGAGGCCGTGGCCGGTGATCATCGCTCGGATGACGGCTTCGTGTGGGACAGCGAGGACTCGTGACGTAGCACAGCATCCGACGCTCACCATGGAATGCGGGCCTTCGCTGCTCATCATCTGATCAGCCATGGTGGTCGCCTCCTGGCGGGTACCGGAGCGGGACCGCGGACTCAGCGATCACGTTGGGCTGGCGGATCTGGTTGGTGGCCACGATGGCCATACCAATGATCACTGAGAAGACCAACGCCACCAGCATTGACACGGCGAACAGGGCCAGGTGCTCGCGCCATGGTGTCCCCCATCCGAACGCGGCGCCGGCGATCAGCGCCGGTTCGAGCCCGGAACAGAACATGCACGCCGCTTTGAGGCTCCAGAACGGCCGGTATTTGATTCGGTCGCGGTACCCGCGGAACAGGTCCGACTCGACTATCAGCCATCCGGAAACGACCCACACCGCGGCGGTGGCCAGGACAATCAGCAAAGGGTTCATGGCGGCGATGGTATATCACCGCTGCGGTTGACCCGACGTTGACGGGATCGCAGGTTCCTCGACCGGATCAGACAGTCCGGGTGGTAGAGGCGGGTCACTGGTGCGTCCGCAGGGAGCGCCTGATCGCAGTCGTCAGCCTGGCAGCGTCGCGGCGCCGCGGCTTTGCGGGCTGATCGTTGCTGGTGGGTGAGGCCGCCCCATACGCCGTACGGGACGGTGGGATGCCCGCCGACGTGGATCACCGCAGCTGCGCACCGCTGCTTCATCCAGGCGGGGCACACAGAGCAACACGCCTGGATGAACGCTGCGGTAGCGGTCGGGTCACCGTCGAGGGTTTGTTGCCACATCGCCGCGTGGCCACGACACGGCGGTTCTGGTTCGCCCACGTTCCCCTAACCGGCCCGGGTGGGGTCAGCTGTTATCCCAGTCTTCGATCGAGTCGGTCGTGGCCTGCTCGAGGTTGATCTCGTCGCCGTCGGTGTCAACCAGGCGAAGGTTCCCCGATTGTTCTTCCTCAGCCCGCAGAACCATGTCCTGGATTTGGGCGAAGCTCTTGGACGCGGGATCGACAATGGTCAGCGTCTGCAGCGTGATGGACTGATAGTCGACCTCGCCGCTGTTCTTTGTGGCTTTGGTGCCTTTGTCAGCTACCGAACCTTTGGCGAGGATGTAAACCTCGTCGTGAAGGTCGTGGACGTCAGCGACGGCGGCGGATCCGGCAAACCGGGTTCTGATGGCATTTGGTGTTGTCATGGAAACGGACTATAGACCGTCACAACCCAAAACGGTAACGACCCTTCACCTGGCTGGCAGGCGAAGGGTCGTTATCTTTGGCGCACAATTGCCGGTTGGAAGGAATCCGATCAGGACTCTACCACAAGTTCAGCGAAGGTCCTTTCGGTCATTCCACGGGTCTGGGCTGTCGTCGGTCGCGGCGGCTGCTTTCGCGCCGGCCGCCGCCAAGCGG